TCCCACCCGTAGGGCGTGCGCTTGAGGCCCAGGCTGCGCAGCGCGTCATACCGTGCCCGCGCGCGCAGGTTTTTGAGCCTCCTGCGCCGTACGGCAGGAGGCTCTTGGGCCTTCGGGCACGCGGCCACGGCGCGCTGCCCACAGGGGCGGCACACGTCCCGCAGCCCCAGGCGCCGCACCTGCACTATTTCCCCACGGTGCACCAGGGTGCCGCACTGGGCACAGCGTATGCCCTCGTCCTCGGTCAGGGGTTGCTGGGTACGGGTTGTGTCGCTCATGCCTTGTTCCTTATGCAGTGTGCATGCCAACTACCAGTCGCCGAGTGCAGGCCGTATCGATTCCAGCGCCTCCGCGTACCGCTCTCCCAGCGTGCGCAGGCTGTTGCGGTCGAAGTGATGCTGGCTGCGGGGCAGCAGGGCCAGGTCCGCGGCGGGCACAAACGCGTCCGCTTGGGCACGGGTGGCGTCCACGATGTAGTGCCACTGGCTGGCTGTGTAATCGCCCCAACGGTACGGGTTCTCCAGTTCCCCGCCCACAAACGCGGCCCCCGGAAACGCAGCACGGAAGCCCGCAATGATGGCCGCCAAGCGCACAGCGTAGGTCTTGGATAGGCGAGGCGAGCAGTCGCTTTCGCCTTGGTGCCACAGCACCGCAACCACCGGCACCCTGAAAATGGCTGGTATGCCGCGGGCCCGCGTGATGCAGGCATCGAACAGTCTGGCACCCGGCACCCACAGCTCGCTTCCCGTGCCTCCCACCGCGCACTCAATGAGCCAGACCTGATCCACTGTCGGGTCGTCTGCGAGGATCTTCAGCGCGAAGGAGCGGGCCAGGGAGACGCCCGCGCCGGGTTTCTTGGAGTACGGCTCTGCGGAGTCTTGAAGTCGCCCAACGCTGTTCACCACACCAATTGGTGCGGCGCTAGGCAGGCGATCTTCCGGCAACAGCGGTGCAATGCCCACCATGTTGCTTTGGCCGGCCAGTACCACAGCCACGGGGCCCGCCTGGGCCGTGCAGGCCAGCAGGGCCAGGGTCAACGCCAGTGCCTTCGTCATTTCGCCTCCTTGGGGCAAGTATCGCAGCCCGCACGACCTTACCCATATGCAGTCTGCGTGCCAACCTTGTTCCAAAATAAACTCGCGGAACAGGCCGTTTCTGGGGGCAGGCGCACCGGCGCCAACCCCCGAATGTTGCAGAAACGCGCTCCAGGAAGCCAATATTTGGCAAAGGACTGATTTCAAGTGGGTTACGAGGAAGCCACTTTTTGCTTGCACCCGATTGCCCAGCGATCAAGCAAATTCACGAGGGTGCAACGCAGAAATGCACCCCCCTGGGGGTGCCGCTTATTCATTGGGACTTTGGGCTTGTGCCGCGCGCAGCAGGGCCAGCTCGCCCTTGAGCCGCGCGATTTCATCCGCACGTGCCTTCGCGTGCCGCGCGGTGCGTGCCGCACGTACCTCTTCGCGCAGGGCCGAGGCCTCGTCGGGCACCACCAAAGGGCCCTCGAAGTGCAGGCCCTGCGCAAATGCCTGGATTCGCGCCATGTGCACGGGGCTGTCAACGAAGGCGAAACTGGGGGCAAAGTACAAGCCCACCAAATCGTCGTTTGTAACCTGAGCGCACCTGGCCAGTAACATCCTGGTCAACGACGCAGGGCGGGCGTGGTACGCAGCCTTGAATTCTGGTGTGACCCTAACCTTCATGAAGCCTCCCTTTGTGTGGCCTTAGTGCCACCTGTGGCATATTAGCACAGGCTAGTGGGTTGATGCAAGGGGGTTGCTAGAGGGGTTTAATGTTTATCTGCCCCCTGGTTCAAGCTCGCGCACGAAACTACTACGACCCTGACCACACACAGTGGTGACGGCCGTGCGCTTGAATACAACCGCCTAAACGTATTAAACCCTCCTACACGCCCCTAACACACACGCCCTGGCCTGCCCTGTGCACAATAGGCTTGCATATGGTAGCGACCTGTGCTACACTCATCTTATGCAGTATACTGCCCTGCGTATGTATATGACACATAAGCACATGCATGGGCTATGCCCTGTACACACAGCACGCACACACAGGGCATGCACTACTAAGTCATTGACACATAAGGAGGAGGGAGGGGGCATACCCCCTGCTGTTTTTGCGTCGGAACATACCTCCTCCCCTTGCTGCGCGCAAGCACAACGTTCCTTTGTAAGTTATTGTGTCGACAGGTCCGGGGTCCCAGGACCTCCCCACGCAAAGCGGGTGAACGAGGCGCTGTCCTCGACCAGAAGACGTGCTGCTGTAACTCGTTGTGGCTCTGAGGCTTAGCCCATGCCCAAGAACGAACCCGATGCGCCCAGGGCAAACGCCCCCATCTTAGTGACTGCTGGGCGCTTCGGCGACCTGTGCGGGGTGCACCAGAACACCGTCACCAACTGGCTCAAGGCGGGCATGCCTGTGGACAGGGAAGACCGGCGGGCCATGGTGAACGTCGCCCTGGGAGTGCAGTGGGTGCTGGCCAAACACGAGCGTGAGATGCAAGCCTTGCGGGCACGCACGGACCCCGAGGGCGCCCGTGCCGCCAAGACCGCGGCCGAGGCCAAGCTGAAGGAATTGGACCTGGCCGAGCGGCAGGGCCAGGTGGTGCGCGCTGACCAGGTGGAGGCCGACCGCACACAGGAGGCCATGGCCGTGCGCGAGGGGGTCATGGCGATCCCTGGCATCGCGGTGCAGCAGGGCACTGTGGTACCAGGCAAGGAAATGGAGCTGGAGGCCCTGTGCCGTGACGCCCTGACCGGGGTCACGTTGCGCCTGCTGGCCGCTGCTGACGTGCTGGCCGACACCCCCGACGAGGAAGAGTGAACGCGACCCGGGCCCGCATCCTGCGGGCCAGTGCGCGCACCTACACCCCGCCCCCGCGGCTCAACGTGGCCGACTGGCTCGACGGGAACCGGGTGGTGGGCCGTGACTACCCCAGCCCCTTCCCTGGGCCGTGGCGCACGGGCCGCACCCCATACCTGCGTGCACCACTGAACGACTTCGTGGACCCCGAGGTGGAATATCTGGTGCTGCTGTTCAGCAGCCAGATAGGCAAGACCGAGGGCCTGTTTGGAACATTGCTCTACGCCTACGGGGTCGACCCCGGGCCTGGCATGCTGGTGCTGCCCACCCTAGAACTGGCCGGCGCCGTGTCTACCGACCGCCTGGCCGGCGCGCTCAAGTCTTGCCCCGCTTTGAACGTGGGCACGCACAAGGCCAAGACCACCGATAACTCGGTGCTGCACAAGCGCATCAACGGGCTGCCTTTGACCCTGGCCGGCGCCAACAGCACCGCGGGCCTGAGCAGCAGGCCAGTGCGGTATGTGTGGTGCGACGAGGTAGACCGCTGGCCGGCGGCCACCCCTGAGGGAGACCCGCTGGCGCTGGTGGTGCAGCGCACCGCCGCGTACAGGCGCCGCAAGATCGTGTTGACCAGCACCCCCACCATCAAGGGGGCCAGCCGGATTGAGGACTGGTACGCCCGCAGCGACAAGCGGGTGCTGATGGCCCCGTGCCCCCGCTGTGGCAGGGCGTTCGAGGTAGGGTGGCATCATGTGCGGTGGGAGGCTGGCGACCCCAGCACGGCCCACCTTGAGCACAACGAGGGCCTGACCCCCGACGAGGTTGCGGCGGGTGCGGCGCCTGGTTGCGGAGGGCGGATCGAGGACAGCGAACGTGCCGCCATGTTTGCGGCGGCCCAGTGGGTGCCCACCGCACCGTTCGAGGGGGTACGCGGGTATAAGGTGTGGGCCATCGTATCGCCCTGGACCCGGTTGAGCGAAATGGTTGCGGCCTTCCTGGCCGCCAAGAAGCGCCCCGAGACCCTGCAAAGCTGGGTGAACCTGACCCGCGGGGAAAGTTGGGAGGTGCCCAGCGAAAGGATCGAGAGCGCCAGCCTGTTGATGCGACGGGTGGTGTACCCCAAACCCGTGCCCGCGGGGTGCAAGGTGTTGACCTGCGGGGTGGACACGCAGGATGACCGGCTCGAGGCGCTGGTGATGGGCTGGGGCGCCGGCGAGGAAAGCTGGGTGCTCGAGCGCCCGGCGCCGTTCTTTGGAGACCCCAGCAGGCCAGACGTGTGGCGCGAGCTTGATGAACTGCTGCTGCAACTATGGGAGCGCGAGGAGGGAGGCGGCACCCGTGTGCAGTGCACCCTGGTTGATGCGCTGGGGCACCGCACGGCCTCGGTGTACGCGGCCATCGTGCCGCGGCAGGGCCGCCGGGTGTACGCCAGCATCGGCAAGGATGGCGGTATAAACGGGCAGTTGGTGTCGGCCAGCAAGATCCTGAACACTGCCCAGGGCAATGTGCTGCGGTACGTGGTTGACGCGTCACAAGTTAAGGGGTTGATCTACTCGCGGTTGCGCCTTGAGGAACCGGCGGGCCCGGGTGTGATCCACTTCCCGATGACCGTGGGCGACGCGTTCTTTACCGAGCTGACGGCCGAGCACTTGCTGGTGCAGCGCAACAAGCTGGGCGTACCCAGCAAGCGGTGGGCGGTGCGCCCGGGGCATGACCGAAACGAGTCGCTGGATTGCATGGGTATGGCCCTGGCCGCCTATCGGGTTATCTGCCCGACCCCCGCACACTTCGCGGCCCTGGCCAAGAAGATCGATGACGCTGCCGTGCCCGTTGCGGCCCCCGCGGTGCCCCCCGCCCCGCGGCAGGCACGCACAAGAAACTGGAACCCAGACGCCTGATGTGGTACAATGGGTTATGTGGGCTACACGCCCGAAGGAGTTGAAACCAAATGAAGAGTTTCCTTTATGGCATGCTGCGCAGCCTGGCCACTGGCCTGGTGATCGCGTGCCTGTACACAGCGTGTTCCAGCACCACCCCGGTGCTGCCCGACCCGGTCATTGAGCCCAGCCCCAGCCCCACACCGGCGCCGATCTATGTGATCGTCCGCGCGGAAGGTTCGCAGGGCGGCCGGGTCACCACGGGCGTGCAGGCAGGCACCGACTTCAAGATCACGGGCACCCCGACCGCGTGCTACCAGGGCGGCCAGCCTATCGATTGCGGGGTCATTCCACGGTGGCAGCAACGGCAAACCGGAGGCTTCGGAGCCCAGTGCGCCCCGTACGGGTCGCTTTCGAGCAGGGGGCTGAACTGGAACTGCCACGAGCCGGCGGGTGCGGCCACGTTCGAGGTTTGCGCCATCAGCCTGGAGGGCGCGGCCCTGGGCTGCGACCAGTGGGTCATGTACATCGGATGAGGATGCTGGCGCCCTGGCTGCTGGTTGCGGCCCTAGCCTGCGGTACCGCTCACGCTGCACCAGGCCCCGGTCTGTACGCGGGCGCCTGGTGGGCTGGGCAGGTGGCCGCTGTGGACGCAGCGGCGCCCGAGGTGACCATGTTGGCCGGAACCCAGACAACCCTGGGCACCACGGGCCGTGGCCCCGTGCGTCCGTTCGTGCGGGTGGCTGTGGACTGGCCGGTGGTGCAGCGGCTGAATGCTTTCGCCGAGGCTGACCTCACGGGCCTGCCCGACAGCCAAGTGCGGCTGACCACGGCCAAGGACTTCGACGCCATCGAGATGTCGGTGGGTGTCAACTGGCGTCCCAGTACCAAGGTGCATGCCGCGGGGTACTGCGAGGCGGGGTTCGCCAGCAGGCTGGAAACCGACGGCAGGCAGCCGCGGGAAGGCGCACCCCTGTGGGCAAGCTGCGGGGTGTGGTTCCGGGAAAAGGCGGGCGGCCACGGCGGGCGCCTGCGTATTGGCCTGGGCCCTGACGAGCGCCCGGGGTGGGGCCCGGTTCCCACGGCCCACGTCAAGGGGTCGATCAAAGTGCTGACCCGAGGGAACGGGTCTGTGGTGTTGTCGGTGCGGGCGGTGTTGGGCCTCGCACGAAACCCATACGGCCACAGAACGAACGTGATCACGGCAGGCGTGGGCGCCGGCTGGGGAGGTTGATGATGGACTGGCAGAAGGTGTGGCGTTGGGTTCGTGCTGCGGCCCTGGCCGTGGCACCGGTGGTGGTGGCCAAAGTGACTCAGGCATGCCCCGCCTTGTTCAGCCCCGAGGGCCTGTTTGCCTTGGCCGGTGGCTTGGCTGCCGCGTACCTTGCACTGAGGCAGGGCAAGGGCGGCAAGGTGGCCGCGGCTCATACCGGTGTGTGGAGCGTGTTGGGGTCGGGATGGCTGCTGCTGCGTGACCAGATTACGGCCTTGTGCGGGGTGGACTTCCTCCATCAGGCGCCGACGATCGTGGCCACTGCGGTGTGCGTTGGCCTGGCCTCATACGTGCACGGCGGGGATGTCCCGGCAAAGTGACCACCATGGAAACCACGGCCCTTGACATAGCGCGTCGGTTCCTGGGGGTGTACCCTACCGATGCCGGGATCTTGCAGATGTGGAACGCACGCGACCGGTGTCGCGAGTGGCACCCCGCAGATGAGATCCCGTGGGCTGGTGGGTTCGTGGGGTTCGTTGCGGGCTTGCTGGGTGTACCTGTACCCCGGGGCCCGCAGCATGCCCGCGCCTGGCTCGAGATCGGAACGCCCGTGCCGCTCGAGCAGGCGGAGCAAGGCTGGGACGTGGTAGTGCTCAGTCGGGGGGCGGAGCCGCAACCAGGCCCTGGGGTGGTGGCCGCACCTGGCCACGTGGGCTTCTTCTTCAGCCAGGACAATTCACACATCCTGGTTCTTGGTGGCAACCACAACGACCCCGCCACCGTAACCCTGACTCCGTACGCCCTTGGACGTGTGCTGGGTGTGCGCCGTCTTTACGCCGACTGAGGGCCATGCACTTGGAAAGTCAAACCGCGCTGACCGTGGTGTTTGCACTTTTGATCCTCATCAACGCGGTACAGTTTGCCGCCCTTGGCCTGTTCTACCACCTGTTCACGAGGCGCCTGGATGACAGCAGCGCCACCCATACCAGGGAGGTGGGGGCACTGGCCACCAAGTTGGAGCACGTGTCGCCATTGCAGGCATACCAGCAACTGGCAGACCTGCGTGGCGACGTGAACAAGGTGTGGGGTCAGGTGGCCAGCTTGAACACCAACGATGCGGCACGTGCCACACAGGTACAAGAGTTGGCCGAAGCAGTGGAGGTTCTCAGCCACACCCTGCCCGCCAAGGTGGACGGGTTTATGGTCACGTTGGGCGCACAGATCGACGGCCTGCGCGACGAGGTGGTCAAGATGCGCAACCGCAGGCCCGCCGCGCCTGCTCAGGTCATCTGATGTTCAAGAACTGGGACTGGGGCTGGGAGGCCGCGGTGGCTGTGGGCACCACAGTAGCCGCCGTGCTGGCGTGGGTGTTCTCCAGGTTCTTATACCTGCACGAAACGCGGGCTACTGCACATGAGGCAGACCGCAAGGCCGTGGCAGCCAACCGCAGGTTGGACGAAATGGGAAAGGAACTGGTGGGGGTACAGGTAACGCTGGGCAAGTTGGAGACCCGGCTCGAGGCCCTGCCCGCAACCGTGGCCGCATCGGTGCTCGACAAGCTGGGCGCCGCGGGCCTGATCGACAGGAGGAAGTGATGGGCGACCGGTACCTGATACCTGGGGACATTCTGTTCACGGCCAGCACCGCACTGCTGGGAAGGCTGATCCGGTGGGGAGAACGCAGCCCTGGAGAGACCGCGCCCAGCGTGAACCACGCGGCCATCGTGGTGGCCTGTGCCCCACCCCTTGGCGATGCATACTGGGACGCCACGATCGTGGAGGCCATGCGCCACGTGCAGCGGGTGCCCCTGCGCTCCAGCCACAGCAAGGACTCGGTGTTTGCCTTCCGCCCGGTCAACGTGCCGCTCGAGGCCCTGGACGCCATTGTGGCAACGGCGGAAAAGAGGGTGGGCGAAGCGTACAGTTACGTCGCCATCGCAGAGCAGCTCGTCGACAGCAAACTGTTCGGGGGCAAGGTGGTGGCCCGCGCGTTGGGCGCCGGCGACAAGGTGCCCATCTGCTCGCGCCTGGTGGCACAAGCCTACGGGGCTCAAGGATATGACTTTGGGTTGCCGGGGTACGCGGCTGACCCTGATACCATGCTCCGATTTTGCCTGACACACCCCAAGATCTATCAAGACCTGGGCTGACCATGGTTCCACAGGTTGCCCTTGTAACGGCCTCCTTTGGGGGCCTGGACCCCGTGCTGCCGCTGCCCAGGCGCAAGCGTGTGCGGGCAGCCACGTACTGTTACACTGACCAACCTGGGGTCAAGGCCTCGGGGTGGGATGTGATCGCCACTCAGCACCCAGCGCTCAACCCCCGCTTGGCTGCGAAATACTATAAATGTCAGATCCACCGGCTGCGTGCGGTACAGGGCCACAAGTGGCTGGCCTGGGTGGACGCATGTCTACAACTCAACGACCTGGAGTTCCTGGCCACGTGGGCCAACCTGGCCGGAAGGGAACGCGCGGTGTTGGTGCCCCACCCAGACCGCAAAACGGTGGCAGAGGAATACGACTATATCCTGGGGCACCTGGCCCGTGGGTCAAGCCCGTACCTGTCCGCACGGTACGACGAAGGAACGCTGATCGCAGAGCGCAACCACTTCTCACGCGAGGCTGACCTGGGACATTGCCCGCTGTGGGCGGGCGGGGTGTGGTTGCTGCCCAACGTGCCCCGGGTGCATATGTTTCTCGACGACTGGTGGCGCACCGTGAACACGTTTTCCATCTTCGACCAGGCGGCCATCACGCCCCTGCTGGAGCGGCACCGCATTGAGGTGGCCCCGTACGACGTGAACCTGTTCAAGAACGAGCACTGGGCGAGGGTGCCGCATGCGTAAGCTGCTGTTGTGCGCGGGGCCCACCAGGCCCGTGGGCTTTGTGCGCCTGGACCAGAACCCAGAGCACAAGCCTGACATACTGGCCACCGTGCCACCGCTACCCGCTGCGGTGCATGCAGAGCCGTGGGATCTGATCGAATTGATCCACGGCATTGAGCATTTCTGGCTGTGGGATGCAGGCCCCCTGCTGGCTGAGGTGTATTCGGTGCTGCGCCCGGGTGGGGTGCTGGTGCTCGAGCAGCCAAACCTAGCGCACGCGGTCAAGGCCATGGCGGCTCTGGCCCCGCGGCAGATGGAAACCTTTGCCAGCTTGCAGCCTGCCGCGGTGGACGATCCAATGCGGCTCACCATGTGGCCCATCTACGGAGACCCAGCACACCGGGACCCTGGGTATATGCACCGGTGGGGGTACACCCCTGACACCCTGTGTGCCCTTCTGCACCACGTGGCCCCCTGGGCGCGGGTGCAAGCCCTGCCGCAGCAATACCACACGTACGCCATGGGCCGTGACTTTCGGGTGGAGGCCACGAAGTGATCTACACGATGATGCCGTTTGCCCCCGACATGAACCTGGGCCGCGCCTATAACGAGGCCATGGGGCTGCTGGGAGAGGACGACTGGGCGGTGTTCCTTGACCATGACGCCATTTGGACCACTCGCGAATGGTACAAGCAAATCCAGGAGGCCGTGGCCAAGGTGCCCGACGCGGGAATCATAACGGCCATCGCCAGCCGCGGGTGGCAGACCTGGCAGTGGAGTAACCCCAGCCCAGACAATCACGACATGGCGTACCACCGGCAGCGTGGCAAGGAAAAGCTGAAGGTCAGAACCTTGCTGGACGTGACCGCGGCCTCAGGGATCGCGGGCGTGGTAATGGTGATCTCTCAGCGGGCTTGGCTGGCCGCTGGTGGGTTCGTGGACGGCATGTACTGCGTGGACCATGGAATGCACTTCGCGCTGGCGAAGCTGGGTTACAAGGTGTACGTGCACGAGGGCCTGTACGTGTACCACTGGCGCCGGGCGAACGGAGACGCCCCGCCGGCAAATGCGCCCAGGGCCAAAGACTGCCCCTGCCTGAAAATTCGAAGAACCGAGGTGGTGCCCCGGCGCCGCATAACCCTGTGACTCCTCGCCTGGTGTCGGTGTGGTTCACGGGCACGGGTGGGGGCACCGAGTTCCAGCGCATGGCTGCCGTGCTCGAGCACACGGCCCGGCGGCATAACCCAGGGTGGGACGTACGGGTCCAGGCCGTGCCGCCCACCACCGTGCGGGCCGCCACCGGCAGCGAGAGCCACGCAGCCAACTGGCACAAGCTGCGCCTGTGGCGTGACGCGGTGCTGGCCGCCCCCGAGGGTGCCCCGGTCCTGCTGGTTGACGCCGACACCTTCGTCACGGGGCCCCTTGACCCCCTGTGGGAAATACCCTTCGACGTGGCGTTCACGGCACGCAAGGCAGCCCGGTTTCCGTTGAACGGGGGTGTCGTGGCGGTGCGTGCCACCGTGGCGGGCAAGAGGTTCATGCAGCGGTGGGCTGAGGTTGATGACCAGTTCCTGCACGACACGCCTGCCGCAGCCCCTTGGCGCCGGGTGTATGGGGGTTACAACCAGGCAAGCCTCGGTTGCATGCTGGCCAGCCCCGAGGGCGCCCGCGTGGTGGGGGTGCCTTGTCTGGTGTGGAACTGCGAGGACACCTGCTGGGACCAGTTTGACCCCGCAGTGACGCGGGTTGTGCACGTAAAGTCTGCGCTCCGGATGCGGATTTTCGGCCATCCAAATATCTGTATGAAGGCAACCAAGGGGGTGCAAGGGCTTGCGGGCCTGTGGGCCCAGGAAGAAAGGGGCCTAGTTTCTGCTTGCAAATTCGGTGCCGATATGCGATAATACGGTATGGCTGACCCCACGTACACGCAAGATGACCTTGACCGCGTGCGCCTGGCCATCGCCCGTGGTGAACAGACCGTTCAGTTTGCTGACCGATCGGTCACGTACAGGTCCATCACGCAGTTGATGCAGGCGGAGGAGTTCATTTCGTCCCAACTGCGTGCAGCGGTAGGGCACAGGAAGCAGACCCTGGGCTTTGCCACCAAGGGGTTCTGATGGCCACTGCACCTGTTCCAACCAAGGCCAAGCCGCGCCACCGTGGCGGGGCCACCCGCAAGGCAAAGAACATCATCGGGGGTCCCAGTACCTACGAGGTTGGCAGCCACGGCAGGCGCACCGCGGGCTGGCGAGCCCCCACCGTAACCCCGAACCAGATCCTGTTCGACCTCGACGCCATGCGGCGCCGCAGCCGTGAGGCCGTGCGCAACAATGGGTTTGCGTCGGGCGCTATCACAAAGCTGGTGACCAACATCGTGGGCACCGGCATCAAGCCCCTCAGCCAGGCACCCGACCCTGCGTTCCGTGAGAAGGCCCAGGCCCTGTTCGCTGCGTGGGCCAACCACAGCGACGCTGACGGGACCCAGGGGTGGTATGGCCAGCAGGCCCAGGCCGTGCGCTGCTGGTTGGAGGCTGGTGAGGTGTTCGTGCGACTGCGCCCCCGGTTGCCCAAGGACAACTTGGCCGTGTCGCTTCAGTTGCAGGTGCTGGAGCCAGAGATGTGCCCGTTGAACTGGGCAGGCATTGCGCCCAATGGAAACTACTACAAAGGCGGCATCGAGCTGGACGCCATTGGCCGAAGGGTGGCGTACTACTTTTACGACCAGCGGCCAGGGGAAATCAACGACTGGAACCCGGGGGTGGTCAAGCGCATTCCCGCGGAGCAGATCCTGCACGTATTCAAGCCGCTGCGCGCCGGCCAGTTGCGGGGCGTGCCGCACCTCACGCAGGCTATGATCCGGTTGCGGGAACTGGATAAGTTCGACGACGCCACCTTGCTGCGCCAGCAGTTGTCGGCCATGTTTGTGGCCTTTTTGGAGCACCCCACTACTGACGTGCTGGGCGAGGTGCCAATCCTGGGGCAAGAGGGTATTGCAGGGAACCAGGGCACTGGGGACCGCCCAACGTTGGGGTTGCAGCCTGGCATCTTCCAGGAACTGAACGCAGGCGAGAAGGTTACGTTCAGCGACCCGCCCGACATGCAGACGGGCTATGTGGAGTACATGAAGTCCCAGTTGCGCAGTGCGTGCGCGGCTGCGGGGGTGCCCTACGAGGTGCTCACCGGCGACATGTCGGGGTTGAACGATCGGGTCATGCGTGTGATCCTGCACGAGTTCCGGCGGTACGTGATGGCAGAGCAGCACGAGACCGTGGCCTTCCAGTTGTGCCGCCCGGTGTGGGCCGCCTGGATGGACCGGGCGTACCTTGACGGCGCCCTGCCCTTTGGGCCCGACTACCTGACCAACCCAGACGCATGGCAGGCAGCAAAGTGGATGCCTCAGGGGTGGGCATACATCCACCCAGTGCAAGACGTGCAGGCGGCCAATGCGGCCATCCGTAGTGGTTTGACCAGCCGCACCGACGTGGTGGCTGAGCAGGGCGAGGACGCTGAGCTGATCGATGCCCAGCAAAAGGTGGACGCCCAGAGGGCGGACGCCCTGGGCATCAAGTACGATTCCGACGGTAGGTTTGCCCCGGGCGGAAAGGTGGCGGGCGCGGCGCCTGCCCCTGCCCCGGCTGGGCCAGGAGGCGAGTGATGAGGCCGTGGTATTCGATCAAGAACCTGGCAGGCGAGCCCACCGCGGAGGTGCTGCTGTTCGACTTCATCGGCGACTTCCTCGACGAGTACATGGGTGGGGGCCCGGGTGTGGTGACCGCGAAGCAGTTTGCGGAGGACCTGTCGGCGCTGCCTGCCGAGGTGCGGAACATCAAGGTGCGTATCAACAGCCCCGGCGGGGACGTGACCGCGGCCATGGCGATCAATAACCTGCTGCGCGACCAACAGGCCAAGGGCCGCACGGTGCAGGTGTTGGTTGACGGAATGGCGGCCAGCGCTGCCACCTTGGTTATGGTGGCAGGCGCCCCGGTGCAGGTGGCGGACAACGCGATCATCATGGTGCACAACCCCTGGTCGATGGCCATGGGCAACGCCGATGAAATGCGCAAGGCCGCCGACACCCTGGACACCTTCCGTGATACCATCGTGGCCACCTACCGGCAGAAGTCGAAGCTGGCACACAAGGAGCTGATCGCCTTGATGGATGCCGAAACCTGGATGACCGCTGACGAGGCCGTGGCCAACGGGTTCGCCGACGAGGTGGTGCAGGGCGCACAAGCCAATGCCAGTCTGGACCCCAGGGTGTTCGCCACCTTGGGCCTCAAGGTGCCCGAACAGTTCAAGGCGCGGGTCGATGCCTTGCTGGCCCCGCGGGAAACCCCCGGGGCGCCCCTGGCTGAAGACCCTGTGGCTTGTGTGACTCCGGAGCCACCTCCGGCGCCTGTGCCGCCCCCGCCGGAAACCCCTCTGCCGATTGCAGAGGTGGAAGACGCTCCGGAAGCCTTGGCTGTGCTGCCGCAGGTTCAGGCGCAGGCGTCGGCAGAGCAGGTGCTGGCCCTGTGTGCAGGCGCGGGCCTTGACGTGGCTTTCACTGCTGCCCTGGTTGGTATCAAGCCCACCGAGGCACAGGCTGCCCATGCGGTACAGGTGGAACGCGACAAGCGGGCTGCGGAGGCGCTGCGATGCAGCACCATCACGGCTCTGGGCGAACGGTACAATCAGCCCAAGCTGGCCGCTCGGTTGGTTGCGGCGGGAGTGGGCGTGGACGAGGCGAAGGCTGTGGTGGCGGAAGTAACGGCCCAGGTTGACGCGGCAGTGGTTGTGAATGCCGGGCTGGGACCGGACGGCGGGGCCCCCCGGCGGGCGGCACCGGCCATCGACGTACAGGCGATTTATCGGCTGCGTAACCAGCAGCATTAAGGAGAAAACGTATGGCCCTTAGCGAAGGGAAGTACACCGGGGAGTTCATCCTCACGGAGCTGGACGGCACCATCAGCCGGGACACCGTCACTATCACGGTGCCCGCGGCCACACTGCTCAAGCCTGGCCAGGTGCTGGGCGTGCTCACCATCGGCGGCAAGTACGTGCCGTATGACGACGCCAACACGGACGGCAGCGGTACGGCCAAGGCCATCAACTACGCCCCGCTCGACAACAGCGGCAGCGTGGCACCCGTCGACTTCGAGGCGGTCGTGATCGACTTCGCCGCCGAGGTGCGCGGGGCGGATCTGGTGTGGGGTGGCGCGGACCCGGTGTTGGGCGCAGCCGACCTCTTTGCCGTTGGGATCAAGGTCCGCGGCTGACCGCGGGTTAACTGCGGGCCTTAGCGGCCCAGCAAAGGAGCTAACATATGGCATCGTTGGCGTTGGACATCTTCAAGAACGACGCTTTCAGCTTCACGTCGCTGACCGACGCGATCCTGAAGGCGCCGTACAAGCCTGGGCGCATTGGCGCCCTTGGGCTGTTCCGCGAGCGGGGCATCACCACGACCACGATCGTGATCGAGGAAAAGGATGGCCGCCTCTCCCTGATCCAGACCAGCCCCCGCGGCGGGCCTGGCAGCACCATCGGCGCGCAGAAGCGCACCGCCCGGTCGTTTGTGGTGTCGCACCTCGAGCGCGAAAGCAAGGTCCTGGCCGACGAGATCCAGGGCGTGCGTGCGTTTGGTAGCCCCAACAGCAACGACGCCATCAGCGCGATCGTGAATGAGCGGCTCACGGACCTGCGTGCCATGCACGAGGTCACGCTCGAGCACCTGCGCGCGGGGGCCATCCAGGGCCTGGTGAAGGACGCTGACGGCAGCACGCTGCACAACCTGTTCACGGAGTTCAACGTGGCGCAGCAGACCGGCACCGTCAGCCCCAACAGCACCACCGACGAGGGTGGCGACCTGCGCGGGGAGGTTGTGGCCTTGCAGCGGCTCATCGAGAACGAACTGGGAGCCGAACCCATCAGCGGGTATCGGGCGTTCTGCGGCAAGGACTTCTTCGACACGCTGCGCGCGGACCTGGGCGTGGTCAAGACCCTGCGCTTCGCCGACCCCCAGTCGCTTCTTCAGCAGCAGGCCAACGCCCGCTCGTTCGTGTACGGCGGGGTCACGTGGGAGGAGTACCGCGGCAGCACGGGCGGAACCCCCTTCTTCCCCGATGCGGAAGCGTACCTGTTCCCCGAGGGCAGCAACATCTTCAGCACCTATTTCGCGCCGGCGGACTTCCAGGAAACCGTGAACACGGTTGGCCTGCCCATCTACGCGAAGGTGGTGGTGGACGACGAGCTGAACCGCTACACCAAGCTGCACACCCAGTCGAACCCCCTGGCCCTGTGCCTCCGCCCCCGCGCGGTGGTCAAGGTCACACTGGCCACGTAAGGGCCCCGCGTGGATCTGAGGCCCTCGTTTGCAGCAGCGCAGGCAGCTTTCGGGCTGCCCGCCAGCGTAACCCCTCCCGGGGGGCCCACCGTGCAGGTGGTGGCCGTGTGGCTGCCACCTGTGACGGTGGACTACCCAACGGGGCAGGATTACCGGCGTGCGGAACCGAAGCGGCTGCTGGCGCTGGCGGCAAGCGAGGTGCCTCAGGTGCCACGTGGCACCTTGGTAGTAGTGGCCGAGGAGGATGGCGGGCCCCTGGTGGCCTGGACCGTAGACGAGACGGAACGGATCGACTTCGATCATCATAGGCTGTTGGTTGTACCCGAGGTGACATGAGCAACAGGCAGGCGGCCCTTACGGTATTGCGCACCCGGTTGCAAGGCATCCTTGTGACCAACGGGTACAGCACCGACGCGGGGGCCTTGGTGTTCATGGGAGAGCACCCCGTGCTGGGCGACAGCGACCCTGACGCTAGCCTGGCCGTGGTGGTGCGCGCTGACCGCCTGGTGTACCAAGGCGAGGCCGCCCACGTGATTGTGCCCGTGGCGGTGCAGGTGATTGTCAAGGCGGGCCCCGACGCCTGGGCCACGCAGGAGGCGGCAATCGCCGACGTGAAAACGGCCGTGGAACAAGACCATGACCTGGGAAAAACGCTGATCCCTAGGGGCCTCGAGCGCGGCAGCACCGTGCCAATGGACCGGGAGGCGGGCAGCCAGTTCGTAGGGGTGGAAGTTGAATACACCCTGCAATATCGTGAGGGGTGGGGCCATCCATGAGGGTGCAACTACGCGACGAGGACCTGCGCGCTGGCATCGACGCCCTGGGCAAACGGTTCCCGCAAACCTTCAAACGGGCCCTGGCACGTACGGCAACCACTGCGGAGGCCGCTATGGCCCGCGCCATGGTTCAGGATACCGCCCTGCCTGTGGGTAAGATCAAGGAGGCAATCTCGCAGCGGTTTGCTGACCAGGGGGTGCAGTTGGTGTGCACCGGCAAACGCATCCCGTTGATCGACTTCCGTGCCCGCGGGCCGGAACCCAGCAGGGGCAAAGGCCGTGGGGTCACATATACCCTGCCGGGAGGCAAACAGCGGGCCGAGCATGCTTTCATCTCCACCATGCCCAGCGGCCACCGCGGGGTCTTTGAGCGCACAGGGCGGTTCACCCGGAGGCCCAGCAAGCGCGGGGGCATGCCCGTCAACAGGGAGACGATCCGCGAACTGTTTGGGCCGTCCATTGTGAAAGTGTTCGAGAAGTTCCTCCCGCTCGGGGCAACCGTAGCGGCCGAGGCTTTGATGAAAAATCTTCAGCACGAAATACAGTTCGCGCTGAGCAGGAGGTAAAAGTGAGCAACACCGCACCATACGAGATCGTTGCGGCGCCGTTCGAGGTGTACACCGCTCCGGTGGGCACCGCGTTCCCCGCCATCGACGAGGACCCCACTGCGCCCTGGGTGCTGGTTGGTACCAGTGGCGACCTGAACTACACCGAGGACGGGGTCAGCGTCAAGCACAAGGACAAGGTCGACTACTTCAAGCCCCTGGGCAGCACCGCGGCCCGCAAGTCGTTCCGCACCGAGGAGGAGATCTCGGTTGGCTTCAAGCTGGCGGACATCAGCCTGGAGCAGTACGCCAACGCCCTCAACTACAACACGGTCAGCACCACTCCCGCGGGGGTTGGCACGGCGGGGTATAAGACTCTCGGCCTGACCCGTGGGCTCAGTGTGGCGCAACGTGCCCTGCTGGTGCGTGGGGCAGGGGCCAGCCCGTACGGCGCTGACTGGACCGTGCAGTACGAGATCCCTGTGGCCGTGCAGGTGGGCGACCCCGAGGCCGTGTACACCAAGGGCAAGCCCGCCGCGCTGGCCCTGGAGTTCATGGGTCTCGAGGACCCCGACGCAACCAGCGACGACGAGAAGTTCGGGCGCCTGGTGGCACAGCACACCGAACCCGGGACGTAAGGTGCAGGACGGGCGGGCTAGGGTTGCGCTGCTGGCAGAGATCAAGGCACACAAGGCTGCGATCCGCCGGCACCGCACCCTGCTCGCCCTTGCGAAGTCCGCGCTGGTGGCGCTGGAATGCCCCGCGGGGATCAAACTTTTGGTGGTAGGCGAAGGGGAGAACCCATGGCCGAGAATGAAATCCTCAACCTCAGCACCCTAGCGGTGCCCCCCACGGTGGTCATCAATGGCCACCCGTACAACCTGCGCACGCCCGAGAGCTTGTCGCTGCTCGAGGAACACCGGGTGGTGAAGCAAGCGGGCCAGGTGTACGCCATACTGGCAGACACGGACCTGAACGAGGAAAAGCTGGCCGCCGTGGAGGCGCTGGTGGACGGGTTGGTGCGTCTGCTGCTGCCACAGTTGCCTGACGAGGTGCTGGGGGTGTTGTACAGCAAGCACAAGCTGAACATCGTCCAGGCTTTTACCGGGCTTCAGCAGGCGCAGCCGCAGCCAGCCGAAGCACCAGCAGCACCAGCGGCAGAATCCTCGGGCCCGACGGAAAGCCTGCCCCCCGCGAGCGCAAGCCAGTAGACTGGGGAGAGGTGGTGCCACGCCTGGTTCGTTTCTACGGTGGCAGCCCGTGGGCCTGGTTGGCGGAAACGCCCGTGGTTATGGTGCGGGCGTGCCTGGAGATGATGGACAGCCTGGAGGCCGAGGAGGCTTTGTACGGGGCATCCGTGAGCGGGGTGGGTGCAGCGTTGGGGTCGAATGGCGACTGGGCGGAGAAGCAGTTGGGCCGGTGGCGCCGTGCGCTGGGGCCTGAGGCCGTGGTCAAGGGGCCTTTGCCGCAGGGCATGGGCATAAAGGTGGTGCAGCGTGGCTGACGAAAAGCTCGGGCGGGCGGTACTGGAGATCACCGTCGACGACAAGCAGTACAAGTTCGCCATGGAGGGCGTCCGCCAAGAGGCTGACAAAACCAAGGAGCACCTTAGCGGCCTGAACACGGTGGTGAACGCTGCCGCCATTGAACATTGGGGCAGCGAAGCCATCAGCGTGCTGAAGGAAGTGGTCGTTGGGGTGGTGGAGCTGGGCGAACGCGGTACTAGGGTGGACGAGGTTGCTGAGGGCTTCCACCAGATGTCGGAGGCCGCCGGCAGCACCGCCCAGGTTATGCTGGGCGCCATGCGCGAGGGTGTGCGCGGCACGGTGTCCGACTTCGACCTCATGCAGGTGGGCACCAAGATGCTGTCGTACGGCCTCAAGACCAGCGAGGCCGACATGCGCACCCTGGCCGAGGGGGCCAAAATGTTGGCTGAGCGCACGGGGGGCAACGCCAAGGAGGCCTTCGAAACCCTGACCAACAGCATCGCCACGGGGCGTACCACGCACCTGAAGCAGTTGGGCCTGATGGTGGACGGCAAGGCGGCCGCTCAGGCGTATGCGGACGCGCATGGCCTGGACGCCAAAGCACTCACTGCGCACGAAAAGGCGGCCGCCACCGCTGCCGCGGTCACCAGCGTGCTGCACAAGCAACTGGGCACGGGTCACGACCAAGCGGTCCGCTTTGGGGATCGGGTGGAGCAGGCTAAGGCGGCCATGCAGAACTTCACCGACGCCCTGGGCGTTGGGATCAGTCGTAGCCCCGTGCTTATGGCGGGCATGAACAGCGCAGCCACGGCCATCCAGAAGGCGTTCGGTGGGGCACAAACTACCCTGATTGACCTGCTGGTGCATGCCCTCGAGAAGGTGGTCATCGTGGCCACGTACGTGGCCCAGGCCGCGGTGTTTGGTGCGGGCCAGTTCGTGCTGGCCTGGGCTGGTGCCAACTTCGCGTTCAATGCGTTCATCGCGGGCATGGTGCTGGGCGTTGCCACGGCCATGGACGGCCTGGTGAAGCTGGGTGAGGTGGCGGCCAAGTTGGGCCCCACCATTTCCGGGGTGCACAAGGAAGACGTCGCGGCCATGAAGGAACTGGCCACCAGCACCCGCGAGCTGGCTGGTGGGTTCACAGCTCAAGGCCAGGCGGCACTCAAGTCCGGCCAGGAACAACTGGGGGTGCTGGCCAAGGTAAACGGGGTTATCGTCACCACCCGAAAGGCCATGGTTGATGCCCAGGGTGCGCAAACCCATGCCACGGAGGGAACCAAGCGGGCCATCATTGACCTGGGCGGGGCTGACGAGGAGATCAGCAAGAAGCGCATCAAGAACGCGAAGCAGATTGCTGAAACCCTGCTCAAGTTGCAGCAGCAGGTGGCCCTGGACGGCAAGGTGGGCATGGCCAAGCGCCTGCAAGAGATCGAAAACGAAAAGAACATGGAGTTGCTCAAGGCCCGCGAGCTGACCGGGGGCAAGGGCAACGAGTACGCCAAAATGGTGGCGGCCATCAATCAGCACTATGTGGCACAGGTGCGCATTGCCCGCACGTCCACGGACGCGATCATGCAACTGGAGTTCAACCTCCAGCGACAGATCACGGGCAACGCCCTGGCAGGGCAGGCCAAGCGCCTGGCAGACCTGAAGGCCAGCGAGGACCTGGAACTGAGGAACCTGTTGGCCATGACCCAGGGCGAGACCGCCGAGTACACCCGGCTGGCCGCCTTGATCAAGCAAAAGTATGACGGCATGCGGCAGGATGCCACCAACAGTTACAAGGGGCGTGAGCGTGCTGCGGAACAGGCTGGCTTCAAGGAGCAGTCGGAGCTGGCCACTACGGCGGACAACGCCCGGCAGTTGTACGACGCCATGAGGACCAGCCAGTTGTACACCACCAAGGAGCTGGAGGACGCGTGGGTGGCAGCAGAAAAGGCCAAGCGGGAGGCCACGGGTAAGGCCACCCTGGGTATGACGGATTCCATGGAGCGGTGGGGTGACGCCACGGTCAGCATCCTCGGGTCGTTGGGTGGCAAGCACAAGTCGGCGGCCATCGCCGGCGCCTTGATCAGCACCTACATGGCCGTCGCCAAGACCATGGCCAGCATCCCCTGGCCTGCCAGCCTGCCCGCGGTGGCTGCCGCGCTGGCCGCAGGCATGGCGAACGTGAACAAGATCCGATCCCAGCCCGCGGGCTTCAAGGAAGGTACCCCGGGCCTGGACTTCGTGAACTTCGGGAGCGAGAGCGCCACGCTGCTGCACGGGCCCGAGGCCGTGATCCCACAGGGCAAAGGCCACGTTTTGGCCGGCGAGATCGCGGGCGCCATGGGTGGCCGTGGGCTCAGTGGCGACCAGGCCCTGGGCAAGTTGGACAAGCTGATCCAGGCCATGGAGCGGTTGCCGTATACCATGAAGCGGGCCATGCGCGATGGCCTGTTGCAAACGCAGTAACGGAGGGGGTTGGGCATGGTCAAGAGGTTCCTCGTTGCGGTGGCGCTGGTGGGCGCCTTGGCTGCACCGGCTGCTGCACAGAACTGTCTGGGCGCAGCCGCACAAACGTTCTGCATCCCTGATGCCAACACCAGCGGCCTGGACGACGCCCGGGAGGCTAGGTTCAACGAGACCGACCTGGTGATCCAGGCGCAGGGGGCAGCGGGGTACGGGGTGGTGAGCGGCGCTGTGGTTACGCCCCAGGGCACGCCTGACCTGACCGTGGCGGTCAGCAGTGGACAGGTGTTCGTTGCTGACGTGTTGGCCACCGTGGGCAGCGGAAACCTCACCATCAGCACGCCCGACAACTTTCAACCTCGGTGGGACCTGATCACGGTCAACAGTAGCGGCACCAAAGCGGTCACCGCGGGCACTCCGGCAGTCAACCCCCGCATCCCAGGTGTGCCCGCCAATAGCGTAGCCCTGGCCGCGGTGTGGGTTACGCCTGGAGCCACGGCCATTCACGCTCAGAACATTGTGCCGAAGCGAGTTGTGCTTCCCAACACCATCGCGGGCGGAACCCCGTACGGTAGGTGGATGCTGCCCATGGGCGAGGTTTCGTACTTTGACACCACGGGCACCACCGTGACCATTTCCGCACAAAGCGACGGCAGCACCAACATGGTCAAGGCGGCGGTGACAACGGCGGGCAACTTCGACCACGAGTTCGACAACGGGGGCGCCGACAATGGGCGTTTGAGGTATACAGGGGCAGTCACAAAGGTGTTCCACGTTGCATGTACCTGGTCCAGCAAGGGCGCAGCCAGCAACCGATATGTCATTGGTGTGGCCAAGAACGGAACGGTCGTTGCGGCCAGCAAGGTGATGCAAGACCTGACCACTAGTTCGGTGCAGGGCAACGCCATACACGTGGTGGTCACGCTGGCTACCAATGACTATCTGGAGTTGTACGTTGGAAACACAAGTGGGACGAACAACGCCACCCTCATGTCGTTGAACATCTTCGCGATGGGCATGTAACCAGGCCATGGGCACCAACCCCTTCAGCATCGGAAGCACCATTGGCGGGGCGGCCACCATCGGCCCGCGCACCGGTGCGGGCAGTGGTGGCACTGGCCCCACCACCAGCGGGGGCACCCGCAGCCGGGTGGAGTTCGACATCGACGGGTGGGTGGACTTCTCCACCGACATCGTGGGCCCCGTGAAGGCAAGCTGGGGCATCCACGGCAACACACCCAAGGACCGGGTCGCGGACCCGGGCGAGCTTTCGTTCGAGATGGACAACACCGAGAACAACCGCGGCGGGGTGCGCGGGTACTACAGCCCCGGGGGCGGTGCCGCTCTGGCAGGCTTTGACATCGGGCTGCCTGTGCGCCTGGTGTTGAACCACCCGCTGTATGGCGACAAGATCAAGTGGCAGGGCACCATTGACCAGGTGATCCCAAACCCCGGGGTCGAGCGGCCCACGGTGCAGGTGCACTGTGTTGACTGGATGGACGAGGCCGCGCGGGCCAAGCTGAAGGGCCTGGCCGTGCAAACCAGCGTGCAGTCCGACGCCCTGTTTGCCACCCTGGTGGCAGCCGTTGACCGACAGCCACCCGGGGGTACGATCAGCGGCACCGGATCTGACGTGTACCCGTACGCTCTGGACAACACCCAGGACGAAACCAGCCGGGTGCTGTCGGAACTGCAAAAGCTGGTGATGTCGGAATATGGCATCATGTTTGTGTCGGCTGGTGTGGCCGTGTTTGAGGGCCGCAAGCGCCGGGGTGGCGAGGGCAGCATTCGGTTCGCCATGGACGAGGATGAACAGATCCTGGGCATGACCGTAACCCACGCCCGCGACAACGTCATCAACCGGTGCCAGGTAAGCATTCACCCGCGCAGGCGCGACGCAGCGGCCACCAGCGTGTTGTTCAACTTGGGCAGCAGCATCGAAATCCAGCGCAACACCAGCGTCACCATCAACTGCCCCTATCGGGACCCCGCACAGGTCGCCCAGCGGGTGGGCGGGGTGGACATGGTGGCACCTGTGGTCACCACCGACTACAAGTTCAACAGCGCAGCCGACGGCAGTGGCAGCGACTACAGCGCCCAGCTTACCGTGACCCCTACCTTTGGGGGCAACAGCGCCGACGTTACTATCACGAACAATGGCCCCAACGACGGGCACGTGTGGTTCTTGCAGTTGCGCGGGCGTGGCTTGTACGACTTCGAGCCCGTGCTGGCCGACCTGAACGACGCGGACAGCCTGGCCACCTATGGGGAAAACGTGTACGGGTACGACATGCCCTACCAGAGCAGTCCCAGCAACGCGGTGGACTTGGCCCAGTTCATAATCAGCCTGCACAAGGACGCCACCACCCGGGTGGAAACGGTTACGTTTATGGCCAACTGGGACGATGAAACGGTGGAGCAGGCATTCAACGCAGAGATAAGCGACCGAATTTCGGTCACTAGTGGCAGCGTGGGGCTGGTGGCGGACCCGTACTTCATCAACGGGGTCACGTTGGAGCTGCGGCCCGAAGGGGTGGTGATGGTGACCTGGGATCTGGCCCCTGTGAACAAGGCCCAGTTCTGGGTACTGGATTTGCCGGGCCGTACGGAGCTGGATGAGACCACAGTGCTGGGGTATGGCCTGTTCGCGGTGGGTTGGGTGTTGGACAGCAGCACCTTGAACAGCAACACGTTCTTGAACTGAGGGTACAGGCATGGCATGGGCAACGCCCAAAACCTGGGCAATAGGGCAGTTGGTGGGTGCCTCGGACCTGAACGAACAGGTCCGAGACAACTTCACGCACCTGAAGCTGCTAGTCGACAACGACGGTAAGATCCCCGCTCTGAACAGCACGTACCTGGGCGACACCAGCGGGGTCAACCTGACGGGCGTGGCCAAGCTGGCCGCCGGAAACGACTTTACGGCGGGGGTGCAGAACTTCAACGGCGGGGGTACCACTCGCGTGGTGGTGCCTGTGGGCGCCGATAAGTGGGCCATCTAACATGGCCTGGACCGCCCCCCGCACGTGGACCAACGGCGAGATAGTGACCGCGGCGATCATGAACGCCCACCTGCGTGACAACCTGTTGGTTCTCAAAACCACTAGGGACGATGCAGGGCGGTTGACCGACCTGAGCAGCACCACCTTGGCCAGCCTAGATCCCACCGCACTGACGGGGTTGGCCACCCGCACCGCAGGCACCTCTTACACCGCGGGGCGCAACCGGTTCCAAGGCACCAGCCGGCTGGTGCTGCCGGTGGGTGCGGACAAGTACGAGGACCTGGGCGGGGGTCTACGGAGGGGAAACTGGATCGAGGGCCAGTACCTGCACCACATTGCCAGCAACCAGACAACCGAGTACCGGTTCCTGGGCACGTACGTGAGCACCCCCGCTGGCGCGGTGGCAGGCAGCGTGTGGGCGGAGGGAAACGATTTCCACTACATTGACGCCAGTGGGGATGAGCGCTTGTGCCACAGCAGCGACAGCACGGCGGCCAGCCACACCGACGCCTCAGCCATCGGAGGAAGTCTGTGGGTGGAAACCTATACCCACTGGGTGCGGGAATCGGGTACGCTCGAGCGCCGTGGCCACAACGACGTGGCTCATGCGGACGGCACGGTGCACGACGACCACACCGACAGCGTGAGCCACGGGGATGCCCATGGGGATGTGGCACACACGGACACCGCCGGCATCCCACACACCGACGCGGCCCACAACGACATAACACATCAAGACCACAACGACGGCCCTGGCCACGCGGACCTGGCCCATGGCGACGCGGCCCACGGAGACACAGCCAGTGTGCCCCATGGAGATGTGTCGCACAGCGACGTGCCACACACCGACACCCCGCACAGCGATGCCCCCCATGGTGACCATAGCGACCATGGCGATACGGTGGCGATTTCGCAGCCCACGGTGGTGCCGTGAGCGTTGAGGTAAACGTCACGGGAATGCGCTGTGGCGCCCAGGTTGGTGGGCTGTCCTGCACGTATTGCTATCAGCACACCGTGCGGCGGGCCAGCGGCAACGCGGCGCCCGCGGGTATCGATCATGCTGCGGTGCAGGCCGCGGTGCAGGCCGCTGCGGGCCCCGATGGGTTCAGCGTGTTCGGAGGGGAGCCGCTGCTGGCTCCGTTGGCCGATCTGGAAAAGCTGTGGGCCTTTGGCCTGGAGCGGTATGGCCACAATGGGGTCCAGACCAGCGGGCGCCCAATCACAGAGGAACACCTGGCCGCCTTCAAGAAGTACCGGGTGCACGTGGGGTTCTCGATCGACGGCCCAGGCCCTTTGAACGACGCCCGCGTGGCGGGAACGCAGGAGCAGACCCGCGCGGCCACGGCGCACAGCGAGGCAATGCTGCGCAGGTGTCTGGCCGATGGTATCGGGGCCAGCCTTATCGTGACCCTACACAAGCTGAACGCCACGCCTGAGCGCCTTCCGGTTCTGCTGCAATGGTTCCGCGACCTGGACGCGGTGGGGCTGAAGCACGCCCGGCTGCACCTGCTGGAACTGGATGGCCCTGGGCGCATGCTTGCCTTGCCCAGCGGCCAGAACGTGGCGGCCCTGTTTGCTGCGCATGACCTAGAGGCCAGCCTGCGCCTGCGCTTTGACCTATTCACGGATGTGGAGGCCAAGCTGCGCAACGCTGACGCCGACGCGGGGTGTGTGTGGTCGGACTGCGACCCCTGGTCGACCCCAGCGGTGCACGGCATCGAGGCCGACGGTACCCGCGGCCTGTGCCAACGGGTGCACAAGGACGGAAAGCAATGGCTGCCAGCCGACACGACGGTCAAGGTGCGGCAGGTGGTGTTGTGGCAGACACCCCAGGCTGAGGGTGGGTGCCACGGGTGCCGGTTCTTCTTGCAGTGCGGGGGTCAGTGCCCAGGCACGGCCATCGGTGGTGACTGGCGCAAGCGCAGCGTCGACTGCCCGACCTGGTTCGCGGTGCTCGAGCGCGTGGAACAAGAACTGGTGGCCAAGGGTGTGCAGCCCGCCAGCCTGGCACCCGACCTACAGGCCCGCATCGCCGACCGCCTTAACATGGCCCTGGTAGTTCACACGGCCAAGGTGGTGCACCACGACCATGGCGACCATGGTGACGTGCCGCATGGCGACCACACCGACCTGGGTGGTATACTGGGTGGAGAGGTGGTAACATGAACGGTTTGCAAGAGTGGGCCCACGGGCCCCAGTGGCCGACTACGGCCGACCGCACCGCGTGGGGGCCCGTGCTCGAGCGCGCGCGAGAGGCATGGCAACAGATCGAGCTGGCCAGCGTGGGCCGTTTGCGCACCAGCGCCCTGGTGGTGCTGGAGCCGCACGAGCTGGCCCAGGCATCGGCCGACTGCGCCCGGCAGGGCCTGCATCTGGTCATCTTGGGGCAGCGCCCCGAGGGCAACTACCGGGCCGCAGTCACGCTGACGGCAGCCCTGGCCGCGTCCTGGCACAAGGCGTGGGCCGCGGGGCCCGACGATGACCAGGTGGGCCAGTTGCTGGGCTTCCCGCAGTGCTGCCGTGAGTTCTTCGCACGCGAATGGATTGCGCGGCAAAGCACCGACACCACCCGGGCCATGGCCACTGTTGAGGGCCCCTGGGAAACCAACATCCTGCTGAGGTGGCTGGGCGTGCGCCTGGTGCCGCACCTGCCGTGCAGTGCGACCTGTGAGGCTACCATCGCGCAAGCCCGTGCCTATCTGGCCCTGGGCCGTGAGGTTGAGGCTGACGTGGCGGCCATCGAGGCTTTGCTGCGGCTGCCGGTCACGTACGATGCCGACGGGCCGCTGGCGATCGTGACCACACCCCACTTCAGGTTCATGCTGGGCACTGACAAGGCAGGCTCGACAACGCTCGTCAGGGCAGGCCAGGGCAACGCGCTGCCACCCGCACCGTCACACGAATTGAACGGGTTCGCCACCTACGGCGCCATGCAGGCGGCACATGCCGTCGTGGCCCGCGCGGTGGGCCCAGTGGGCAGTGCCTTGGACCTGGGTTGTGGTGACGGCGCCTTGCTGCGCCAGTTGGGAGGCCATGGACAGGGTGTGGAAATCGACCCCGCCCGTGCGGCCCAGGGCGGCCCCGGTGTGCAGCAGGGCAACCTGGTTGACTTCTGCCGCAATCATGTGCCACCACCCACCCCTTTCGACGTGGTGTTGCTGATGCCTGGGCGCCTGCTCGAGGTGGCGCCGGCGGATGCCGCTTTGGTTCGCGCCACGTTGCCGCGGGTCGCCCGGCGCCTGGTGGTGTACGCCTATGGTGACACCCTGCTGCGCAAGGATGGGTTGGCTGGCTTGGCCGAAGAGGCGGGGCTGCGGTTGGTTGGTGAACTGGTGTCAGGCCCCGGGGCTCAGGCATCTGAGGCTGTGGTGCAGGCTGTGGTGCACCTGGGAGGAGTTTGATGAAGCGGCCAATGCTGGACTGGTACGGCCTTCCCACCACGCCGAACATCGGCGAGGTTTGGTGGGCCGTGGAGCACAAGGGGCACCCAGCGTTCTACCTGCGCGCCCTTATGCCCGGGGACTTCGCGCCGGCCACGCACAAGGCCAACCTTCCCGCACTGCGACACGTGATCGACCTCAACGGGGTGCGCGCTGTTCAGGTGGCATGCGGCACGTGCGGCAAGGTGCCAAAGGCGCAGGACCTGGAACCGATCGAGCGACAAACCGGCAGCACGGGATTCCTCGACCCCTACCGCAGCGGCGCCGTGGCCTGGCCTGTGGCTACCGACCCCGATAGTTGCTGGCTGTGCAGCCACCCCAAGGTTCCAGCCACCGAACCGCACCCCGAGATCACAGGCGCGCACCTGTGTCCCCAGTGCGCTGCCTTTTTCAAGTCGGTGCTGGTGCAGGCTGCTACACAACTGGCCGTCGAGGTTGCAGCGGAAGACCCCGTTCCGGTGGCGGAAAACGCCACGCTGTTGGAGAACCTGAAGTCCTTTTTTGGAGGCGCATAACCCATGGCCTGGACCACCCCCCGCACCTGGTCGCCTGGTGAGACCGTTACGGCCTCGCTGATGAACACCCACATCCGGGACAACCTCAACGTCCTGAAAACCCCCATCGATGACAACGGGAAGATCCGGGCCTTGAACAGCACGTACCTGGCCAGCCTGGACGGGTCCGCGCTCACTAACCTGACCGTCCGTACGCCTTCGTTCTTCCGTACCACTTCCAACTTCACCAAGAACTCCAACACCACCTTGAGCGACGTGACGGGCCTAGCGTTCGCGGTGGCCGCCGGCAAAACGTATGCCTTTGTGCTCTACATCATGCACACAGGGGCGGGCGCCGCAGACTGGAAGGCGACATTTACTGGGCCTGCGTCGCCAACGTCGATTGTCTTCCTGAACACGTCCTTTCAAACGACCGGCGGACCGGCCGTCGCTTTTGGCACTCAGATCGATTGGCCCACGTCCGCTGCTCCCAACGCACAAACTGAAACCATCCACGGGTACCTCGTGAACGGCGCAAACGCGGGAACGGTACAGTTCCAGGCAGCGCAGTTGGTCAGCACCGGGTCGAACAGCATCATATACTCGGGGAGCTGGGGTATCGTGTGGCCGGTGGACTGATGCGGGCCCTGGTGCTGGTGGCGTTGCTGGTGTGGTTGGCTGCGTGGGTCGGCCTGGGTTTCTACACCGCGGGCCGCGTGGTGGTACCCGCACCCGAACCCGTGCCCAGCCCCAGCCCACAAGTCGAGAAGCGCAGGCCGTTGGACCTGTGCCCCGAACGACCCTGGGTGTGTGTGCCCACCCAGGTATGAAGGAGGTGAACTAGATGTCCATCCTGAACGAGGAACGCCTGGGGGTGCAGCCCCAGGATGACGGTAAGTCCTACGCGGAGCGCGTGGGCGCCGTGGCGGCCACCGTGGCCACCGTGGTGGCGCTGGATGCGGAAGCTGACGAAAACGTCAGCGCCGGAGATGTTACCACCCGCGCAGCGGCCATCCAAACCCTGGCCGATGCCGGCATCGAATACCACATCCCACGCACCTGGGACCCGGGCGTGGCAGAGCCAGCGCCCCGCGAGGCCTTCAGCGAGTAACACCTAGCAGCAACCCCAGGGCCCTAACCCTGGGGTTGCTCACCCTCCAAGATCGCGCCACCCAGCATCTGGTACAGCCGGGCCTTCTGGCGCCACCCCATGCGCTGCCAGCGTAGGGTTTCTTCGGCCACCACCTTTTCCTCGGGCCACCCAGGGTGCCGCACGTGCAGCAGTTCGTGCAGCAGCGTGGCGCCCACGTCGGGCAGCCTGGGGTCCAGCCAGATGGTGCGGCCCTGCGCCTGACCGTGTAGGTGCCGCAGGTCTCCTTTGATGGCACCCCGCCGCGCCAGTGGGGCAAACACGATGCGGATGGCGGGCTTGCGCCTCATCCCTCTTCCCCTGGTTCTCGTTCCTCGGTGGGCCGGGCCAATTGCCACACCATGACCCCGTTCGGGTTCAACTTGCCGTTGAACACCTTGCCAGCAACCATGCGCCCCTTGTGCCGCAACAGCCAACGGCCCACAGCCTTGGGAGACCAGTCGTGCCGATTGGTGACCTCGAGGAACATGGCCTCCAGAGCCGCAATGCCCTCGGGCTGGGCGCCTTGGGTGTGGTTGTCCATGTCGTTGGCCCAGTGCACGTCCTTGACTGGGTGCCACTGCTGGCCAAATGCCTGTTCCCACAGGTGCATGATGTCGAGCAATTCTGACTTGTCGCTGTCCACCGAGGCCACAGCCATGCGGGTGTCGGCGGGGTCGGCAGCACCAGCCCACAGCAGGGCGCCACGCACCCAGGCCCAATCATTGAACGAACCCATGGGCTTGAACCCCGAGGGCACGGGCCTGCCCGCTTGGTGGTATGCCAGCAGCACGGTCAGGCCCGCCACCACCAGGGCCCCACGGGTGTCCCTGGCCTCGGCCAGCAGGTCGAAGTCGAAGGCCCGTTCGTCAGGGCGCTCGGCCTGGGCGTCGATCCTACACACCACCGTGCGCCTGGTTACGTCGCCGCGGGTGATGATGTTGTTCCCGCTGGCCACCACCAGGCTGGTACTGGGCAATACCATGCGTTCGCTGAGCCCCAGGATTCGGGCTTGCACCACCTCCTGGGTCAGCAGGCTGCACAGGAAGTCGCCCTCCAGGGGGCGGTCGCAGTTGTCGATCAGCAGCACCGGGTCGCCTGCGCGCAACACCGCGCTGAGGCGCTTTTCGTTTTCCTCGTCCGTCTTGCCCTGGGACATGGCCGGCAGGGTGTGCCCGGTCTTCACGATTCCAATGTAGTCGCACAGCAGCGACTTGCCCGTGCCTGCGGTGGGTGCATCGAACGCATGCAGCGGCGCCGTGTGCAGCGCAGGCCGTATCAGGGCCGTGAGCACTGCCGACAGGGCCACGGCCTTGTCGGCGGGGGTACAGAAGGGCATGGCGCGCAGGGGGTGGGCCAGCACGGCCAGGGCCGCCCCCGCATCGGCCTGCGTGGGGTGTTCGGGCACCCGTGGGAACTGATCCTGTAGGTCCAGCAGCATGCCACTGTCCGGGTCGAACCCAGGGTCTTGCAGCAGCCTGCCGGTGGCCGTCAGGGTGGGGGTAGTGCTGACCCCCCGCAGTGTCGGGAACCGCCACCCCGCCGCGGTGCGGCCCAGCAAGGTGGTGGTGACCACGGGCGGGGGGTCGGCGTTGACCCAGCGGCCACCCTGGCCCGGCAGGTACTTCAGCCAGGTGGCAACTTTGCAAGTCTGCTCGTAAGTCCAAGCCTGGGTACATGGCACCAGCATCACGGCACCCGCTGGCCTGCGCACCCCCTCGATCGTGGCATGGTCAAGGTGCACCGGGTGCACCAGTTCCCCACCGCGCACATAGATGGCGGTGCCCTGGGCCAGTAGTTCGGCCTCTGCCTCATCGGTCATGCGCGGGATCTCGCCCGCCACAATGCGGATCATCGAGCCACCACTGGGGCATCCAACCGTTCGCGCTGCACCACGGGGGCGTCAGCCCGCTCGCGCGGGCCCGCAGGCGCAACCCGTTGAATGAACCGGGCCGCCCTGCGCAGGGTGCTGTTGCGATAGGTGTTCACTTCCCACTTGGGGCGGTACAGCGCGCTGGTGCGAAACACCCGGTCGATCTGCTCCGTGCTGTTACACCAAAAGGCCAGCATGCTGGCCAGGGCGCAGTCGGCCTCGCTTTGGCTGGCGAACCCCTCTAGGTTGCCCGCCGCGTACAACTGGGCGAACTTGTCACCATTGGCGGCCAGGGTGGCGTGCACCACCACCCGTTCATCGTCGAACTGCCACCGCAGGTCGCCCACCGGCGCAGCGGGCAAGGCCGCCGGTGCCGGTGCCCACCGGTCGACAACCCCGGTCAGATCGCGCGCAACCGACCCCCGCCCCGTGCCCAGGTACACGAAGAACCGCGCAGTGGTCCAGGCCGTGCATATGTGGGGCGTGCCCCGCAGGTCCAGTTCGAACCCCAGCCTGGGCGCGGCGCCCAGAATGTGCAGGCCACCCCCGCTGATGCTGGGCTCCACATAGGCTCCCTTGCACTGGTCCAGCAGGGCCTCCACCTTGTCGGGGTCCTTGTCGCATCCGTCCACGTCAATTCCGGCCAGGCCGTCGCCCAGCAGCACGGCCAGCCCAGCGTGCCGCCCCATGGTGGCCACGGCCTCGCTGTACAACAGCCAGCCGCTGGGGTCGTTGACCCGTGCGGTCGGAACCTTGGCCGGCTTCTTACCTGGGCGCGGAACCAGGTCGAAGTGGGCCCAACACCGCTTCGCTTCCAAACCAGCAGGGCAGCCCATGCGCCTCCTTGGTGTAGGTGGTGGGGTGCAGGCCCTACGCCTGCACCCCCTGCGGCATGTGCGCCGTGCTAGAAGGGGACGTCGTCCTTGTCGCTGTCAGCCGGGTGGGACTCGGGCTCGCCAGCCGCGGTTTCGTCAGGGGCCAGGGCCTGGTCCTTGATGCTGTCATAGAAGGCGCTGGCCGCTGCGTAGGTTTCCTCGCCCACGGTGTCGGTCAGGCGCGGCACGAACACCGCGTACTCGCCCTTCGCGTTCTTCTCCAGCCCCGTGGTCAAGCTGAGCTTGAACGCAAAGCTGGGGGCGCCACCCAACTGGGCAGCCTTCAGCTTGATCAAGGTGCTCACCAACTGGCCCGCCTTGATGCCGCTGCCCTTGAAGCTGAGCGCGATCGGCTCCAGGGTGGGCAGCAACAGCGCCACGAACTCCAGGAACTTGGTGGCCGCGGGCTTGCCGTCTTCGCCACTGCCCCACTCGGTGCGCTTGTCGCCCGCCGGCACGTCGCGGTCCAGGATCACGCCCCTGTTCTTGGGGTCGAACTCGATCCAGCGCGCCTTGTCGGCGCGCACCACCACCACCTCCACGGGGCCCTTGCCGTACACCTGGCCCGTGATGCTGTTGAACGCCTGGCCGAACTCCAGCTCCTCGATGTACTTCGGGTCGCCCTTCTTCAGTTCGGGCGACAGGGCCTGGGCCAAGGCCAGGCGTGGAATGCGGAGATCCTCGGGGCTGATGTTCTCGGTGCCCCTGGTGTCCCCAGCTTTGATGAAGCTGGGCCGTGCCAGCGCCCCCGTGGGCGCCTTCGCAACTGCGGTCGTCTTGTTTTGTGCCATGTTACCTCGTTTATTCGGTTGCCACTGGGGCCTTGCCCCTGCGGTACGTTGTCTTCTTGTACGAACCCACCTTGACCCCTTTCGGCAGCGGTGCGCCCGCCAGCAGGCGCTCCTTGGTGACCGACTCCACGGTGGCGCTGTACAGGGTCATCATGCTGCCCAGCCCGTTGGCCATGGCCCAGGCGTTCAACGCGGTCCTGTTCTCCACAGCCACGGTAATGTCCTCGGTCACGCTGACCAGGCCCCCTCCGGCCAGGTCCAGCTTTTCGATCCCTTCGCCCTCGTAGGCTTCCCACAGCAGTTGTTCCGCCGCAGCCACCTGCACCCCCAGGGCCTTGGTGACGGCCGAGGCCGTGTCCAGCTTGGCCCGCAGGCTGTCATACAGCTTGGCCAGGGCGCTGGGCCTCCGGTCCTTGATGGTGGCCTTGTGCTCCTCGATCTTTCCCTGCCGTGCGCTCTCCTCGGCGTCGGCAAACCTGCCACCCCAGGCCGTGGCCTTGGGGATCCGTGCCGCTAGAACTGCGTATTTCCCAGCCATTTGGCCTCCTTCTGTAAGCCTACCACGGAACCCGCTCCTCTTGCAAGGCGCGCAACCACTCGGCCGCGCCCCAGGCGGCCACGTTGCCTTTGTCGCGCAGCTCGCGCAGCACCACGTGGTCGAGGGTGCGCTGGCCCTGTGGCCCTGTGGCCACGAAGTCGAAGTATTCAATGTGGTGCACCTGCCCTGGGCGGTGCGGCCTGTCGTCGGCCTGTGTGCGGTCGATGTGGCTGAACCCGCTGCTCAAGTGTGCCACAAGGTACGCGGCCGACAGGTTGAGCCCGAACCGCCCCGCTGTTTCGGTACCTACCAGCACCACGGGCCCCGTGGGCGCCGTGCGCGGGTCCAGCAGGGCAACAGCCGCATCTCGCTCGTCGCGGGTTTGGCCGCCCACCAGCTTGCCCACAGCCAGGCCCTCAAACGCTTCAGCGAACGCCCGGGCGGTGCGCTCGGCCTCGCCACGGAATCGACACCACAGCAGCAGCTTCGCGTTGGGGTCGGCCACCAGGCGCCCGGCAAACCACTCGAGCAGGGCCTCTTGTTTCTCGGTGCCGACTTCCTTGGTATCGGGCTCGCCGTACGGCATGCCCTCGTCGTCAAGGGCCCGCACCCCGCCCAGGAACCCACTGCACAACTGAGCCAAACGCAGGCCCCTGACGCCCGCTTGCTGTGCAGTTACCAGCCCACCCCCGCGCAGGTACGCCATGCTGTCTGCACGCATGGCCTTGTACAGCGACCAGGTGCTGGCGCGCAGCGGCACCTCTATAGCCACGGGCGGTATCTTGGCCGGCAGGTCCAGGCATTCGGCCTTCGTCCTGCGCAGGTAGTACGGAGCCATGCGCTGCCACAGGTCGTCGATGTTCACCCAGCGCTCAACCTCCATGGGTACCCACTGCTTGCGCCACTTGCCGTCTGGCTGCCGCACGTTTTGAAGCCGGCGGTACCCTCCCATGACCGCGTACCGTGCGCGGAACTCGTACCAGTGGCGACACCCCAGTATCTTGGGGCTCATGATCTTGGCCTGGGCATACACATCGCCCGGGGTGTCGCCACCACCCTCGGTTCCGTTCAGTAACAGCACGCGGCCACACCGTTGGCGCAGGTCATAGATGGCGTGGGTGGTTTGGCTGGTGGGCGACTTCACAGCCAGGCTCTCATCCAGTATGAGCATGGTGTTGGGCCCCGCTGCGCGCATCAGTGGCGCCATGCGCTCGGGCTTGCGCACCAGTTCGTAGTTGGCCACCGTCCAGGCCAGTGCCTTGGGCCCTGCGTCGGGGGTGGCCCAGGTGCGGCCCTTGGGGCGGTACTCGCGCACCATGGAGGGAACGTCAAGGTACTCGCGTATCTGGCCCAGGCCCGGGTCGTACCACACCGTACGGAACACCTGGGCGGGCGCCACCACCACCACGTGGTCCACGGCACCGGCCAGATACAGGTCCTGAGCAGCCTTGATGGCCTGCCTGGTTTTGCCTGCCCCTGGCTCGTCGCCGATCCAGAACTCGGGCTGTGCCTTGATGCGTTGTACGCCCACGGCCTGGTGGGCGTACAGATCTGAAGTCACTTCCCAGGCCCCTGCACCTTGTACCGTTCGAGCAGGGCAGCCGCGGGCCCGGGGGTTGGCCGGTCGTCGACCAGGTTGCCGGTCTCGATGGCATCGGCCAAGATGCCCAGGCACGCCTTGGCGTGGCCAAGGTGCGGCTGTCCGCTGTCGCTGGCCACGGCCTCACCGTCGTACCAGGCCATCAGGTGCCGCACACAGGCGTCGATATAGATGCTGGCACGCACGGGGTGCTCGCGCCAGTTGTACGCCCCGTACTTGCGGGCCCCGTCCCGCATGGCCTGGGCCTCGTACAACAGGCTGGCCGCCGGCACCACGGACAGGGCGGGGGTCTTGGTGACCCCAATCAAGTCCTTTGGGTTGGCCGTGGTGCAGGTGGGACACCCGTGGCGCTGGTGCGACACGCACCACGCAGGCAGGTCGCTCATTGCCCCTCCCTATGCCGACGCGCCTCTTCTACCGTGGCCACCACCGGTATACCTCGGCTGCGTGCAAAGGCCACCTCAGCTCGTGCCCCGCTGCTGCGCTCCCAGTCGGGCGTGCACACCAGCAAGTCGCACCGGGCCAGGATCTCGAGGTCGCCGTCCAGCCACACGTTGTCTGGCAGCGCACCCTGATAGAACCGGGTGTTGGTGTGGGGGCAGATCACTGCAAACCCTGCCGCCCACAGGTCCAGGGCCAGGCGCTCGGCCCTGCGGATGTTCTCTTCGATGACCCAGGCGTTGGGCCCCCGGAACGGCCCGGCAACATAGGCAACCTTCATGCGAATGGTTCCTCCTTTGGGGCGCCCTGGGGCTCCGTCGCCAGCAGAAGTTTCCATTGGCTGGTGGCCCCATAGCGCGGGTGGAAGTAGATCAGCCACTGGATGGGTGGCTCGGGGGTCATGCGGTTGACCCGGGCGAACTCGCTGTATCCCGGAAGGCTGCCATTCGACCAGCCGCGCCCCAGGTCGAAGGCGCTATGGAAGTGCCCAACGAACATCTTGGAAAGGGCCACCCCGCGGGTGGCGTATTCGTCCATGGTCATCTTCATGCCCCGCAGAATGGTGGCCGCGGGCCCAATGAAGCCCTGGCCACCCCGGCTGCCGATGTTGTCACCATGGGTGGCCAGGTATAGGCGCCCGTGCAGCTCGAACACCGCGTCGGTGCTGTTGGGGGTCTGCCACGTGAACCTGGGGTCACCCTTGAACTCGCTTTGCAGCCACCAGGCGCTGAGGGTGTCGTAGTTATCGCTGATCTTCTTCGTTGGTGGTTTGACCTGGTACCGCCCGTGGTTGCCCGGCACGCTGACCACGTGCACCTTTCCGAAGGCGTCGGCCAGTTGCTGCAAGCCCCAGGTCTCCGCTGCCACCAGGCTGCGCACCGCTGGGATGGCGCTCAGCTCGTTGCTTTCCCTGAGGTCGGCGTGGATGTCCCCACTGACCTGGTCGCCCAGGCGCAGGTACACCAGGCCGCTGTACCGGTTGGCCGGCAGGTGTTTGAAGCTGATGTCGATGGTGCGTTCCACCAGCGTGCGGTACCGCTGCTCAGCGATGGCCACGTTGAACTGGTTCACGCCATCCATGTTTTCGGGGTCGATCACCTCTCCCCACTGGAAGTCGCTGGTGACCAGCACTGCCACGTGGGGGGCTCCGCTGGCCTGGCTGCGCTCCAGGGCCCAGTCCGGGGTTTCCACCGGGGCGCTGCGAAGCCCGAATACCAGTTCGCGCAGGCGTTCGGCTGCGGCTGCACGTTTGTTCGCTCCCGCGGTGGCCGCCCGGGCCAGGCGTAGGTCGTCCTCCAGCCGCGCCAACTTCGCGGTCACGTCATCGGGCGCAGCATCGAACTCGGCAAGGGGTGTGCTCAAGGTTTACCTCCTGTGTTGGGATGCCCCTCACGCACGTGGTGCCCCAGGGACTGGAATCCGATTTGGATGTTGTGTTCTGCCAGCAGCCATCTGCTGATGGTGCTGAACGACCGGGGGTTGGGCTTGGCACGTTCGGCCATGATCTCGGCCAGCACTGCGGGGGGCAATTGGCACACGCGGCAAGGCACCCCCGGTTTGCTGCGCGGGAAATCGAACAAGGCCCTGGACCCGGGAATCAAAACAGCCCCGCCGCACTGCCCTCGGGGGCGGTGTACCTGGCCGTGCAACTGGCCACGTCGCAGTACCTGCACTCGCCCGGGCTGGGCACGGGTTCGGGCGCGGCATCCTGTGCCAACCGCTGCACTGTGGCCACGATGGCCTCGCGCTCCACCTTGCCCAACGGGCGCACGGGCACAGGGGGCCCGTCCTTGTACTGCACCTCGCCACGCACGGCCAACCCCTTGGCCCAGGACATGGGAAGGCCCAGCATGTAGATGAGCACCTGCCAGTGGTCGCTGTCGCGGGGCTTGCCGGACTTGGCGTCACACACCAGCACGGTGCCGTCCTTGACGGCGGCCAGGTCGGGCTTGGCCGCTACGTCAGCCTTGTCGCCCACCAGCTTGAAGGCCGCGTCGTCCTCTACCTTTACGGTGTACCCCTCGGCACGCAGTTGGTTGGCCCGCATGGTGGTGATGGCGTCGTGCAGCTCTTGGTACTTCTTGAAGAAGTCCTTGCGCTCTGGGTCGTCCGGAACCCGGTCGTACTGGTGGTGCGCCTTGAACCACCCCTTGTACCAGCACCGGTCTTCCCTGCTGAGCAATTTGGTGATCCACGAGACCCAAATGTAGGGCTTCGTTCTGGGTTTGTCCGCCATCAGGCCCCCCTTTGTCGTTGCACTGCATCGCTGATCCGGCCGACCACCGCGACATGGTTGAACGAATTGCGGCGGGCTCCCTGGGCGTAGGGGTACACACAGTCGAAGCCTCCATCTTGCACCCTCACCCAGTAGGACCCATCGCGCGCGATGCCGTAGGTCACCAGCATGCCCTCCAACTGGCGCAGTGCCAGGGCCTGGGCTGCGGTCACCACAGCGCGGCGCCCGGGGCGGTCCAGCTTGACCTCGACCCACACCGTACGCCCGCGCCACGTGACGCTGATGTCTGGGATGCCCGCCGTGAACTGGTCCTCGTGCCGGTACACCACGGCCCCAGGCAACGTGGCCCGCAGCAGCTTGCAGAGGGCTGCCTTGCAGGTGGCCTCGTTCATAGGGCCTCGCGCACGGGCACCTGCCGCATGCGGGCCACGTGGCGCCACGCTTCCGCGCGGATGGTGTAGGGCTGGGCCCGGCGCCCGTCCTTGCACAGCACGCGGTGGAGCCAGTAGTACGTGCGCAGGGGTAAGCCTGTGGGGTCCAGCGGGTGCACGTCGCTGAAGTACCGCAACCACAGCTCCTCGGCCATGGCCATGGCGTTCAGGCGTTTGCCGGCCAGTTCGAAGACCCGCCCGCGGGTGGGCTTTTGCCCTGGCTCCACGGGCACGTACCCCACGCCCACGTAGCAGTCGCTCACCAGGGCCTCGGCGTCAGCCTGTGCCCCTGGGGCCAGTACGTTGTCGGCGTCGGCGCGCAGGTCGCGGGCCACGCGAGCCGCCGTGGGCTGGTACAGGCCCCGGCGGTAGTAGCACCCATGTCGGTACTGCCAGTCACTCAGCGTTTGGGTCACAGTCCACCTCATTATGTATCAGAGCGGCATACGTTTGATGGGGGTGGGGCTCGCTGGCGGTGTGGGGTTGGCCCTCGCGCACCCGCGTGCGGCAGGCGCTGCACTCGTACGTGCGCCCGGGTGGCAGGTCGGCCTGCGGTGGCAGCAGGCGCAGGGTGGTGGGTTCGTCAAGGCCCTTCCCGTACTCGGTTTCAAATTCCTTCAGCATGCCCTCTCCTCGTAGTGTAGCACAACCCATGCCTCACTTGCAAGCTGCCCAGTTGGGCCCCGTTTTCAGGTCCCACAGTATCGGCACCTTGAAGTCCACCTCCTGCACCGCCAGCACGGCGGCCAGCCTGCTGGCGGCCTCCGCGTCGGGCAGGTCGCCAACGACCTCGTCGTGTACGGTCAGCCGCATGGTGAAGCCCAACTCGTGCCGCATGGCGTATAAACGGCACAACTTGAGCTTGTTCAGGTCTGCGGCGGTGCCCTGGATCACAGCGTTCAGGGCCTTGTGGTACGGGGGCTCCGGCTCGCGGTTGTCCTTCTCCTTGCGCTTGAACCTGCACCCGCACATGCACCCAGGCTTGAACCGGGCCCGGCGGCCCAGGGCGGTCTTGACCCACTTGCGCTCCTTGGCCTTGCGCTGGGCCTGGTGCAGCAGGGCCTGTGCCTCTGGAAACGCTTGCCGATACATGGCCAGGAAGCTGTCAAAGTCGTCCAGGCTGCACTCCATCATGGCTGCGCCACGCTTGCGCCCTGCCGCAAAGATCAGCGCAAAATTTAGGAACTTGCACTGCTTCCGGGTCAAGGTTTTGTTCGTGGCGTGGGCCATTTCCGTGACCTGGTTGTGGAAGTCCGTCTCCGGGTCAGCGGCATAGGCCGCCAGCAGGCTGGCCGACTTGCTGTAGTGGGCAAAGATCCGAAACTCAATCTGCTTCGCATCCGCGGCGCACAGGGTGGCCCCCGGGCCAGGCACAAACAGCTCCCTGGGGTAGTACCCTTGTCCCACAATGGGCAGGTAGGTGCGGGCGTACTTGTCCCAGGCGAGGACCTGCTGTGGGTTGTCGCCCTCCTCTCGGCTGGCCGCACTGGCGCTGAACCTGCCTGACACGGTGCCTTTGGCACCGTACTCGTCCCTCTCACCCTTGAGCTGGTTCAGTGCGAACCGTAGGCGCCCGTCAGGGCTTACCTTCCGCTGGTACCCTGCCAGCACCTTGTGCAGGTCCTTGACCTTGCCCGCGCGCCACGCCTGCGCGATCAGCGGGTGTGCCGCTGCGGCCTCCAGGACGATCTCCTCTGTGAAGCTGGGCGCGCCTTTGGCCGTGTGCCGTAGCTTGAGCCCGCAGCTTGCCCACAGCCGGGCCATGTCCTCGGGGCTGTCGGGGTTGACCGGGAAGCCTGCCCCCGTGCGCACCCCCGCGGCAAGCTGCTCGGACAGGGCGGCCATGTCTGCCACCCACCGGTCCAGCTTTTCCAGGTCCAGGGGTATGGCGTTGCGCTCCATCTCCAGCACGGGCCAGATGGTCGCGTCCTCGAGCGCCACCACCCTGCCCAGGCCCTCGACGGCCAGCAGGGGCTCTTGCACGGCCAGGCACCGCAGCACCAGGCGCGCGTCCTGCCGGGCGTACTCCGTGACCTGGTGGGCGTGGTACACCCCGGCGCCGTGCCGCATGTCCAGGCCCTTGACTTTGCCCTCGCCCAGCAGGTCCTGGGCAATGCTTTCCAGGCTGAACGACTGCCGGTGGTCGTCCAGCAGCGCGGCACGGTGCCCTATGTCGCCCAGCGTGCAGCCCAGGGCCTCTAGGCCCAAGCCCCATTCCCGGCTGTGGTGCGCATCGAACGGCACGTTGAGCCCGAACAGGTGCTTACCAGCCAGGCCGCTGGGGCTGCGCGCCCAGGCCAGCACCTGCTCCGGGTCGTGGTTGCCCCCCACGTGCCCCGTGGGCAGGTACCACGCGTCGATATGGTCGGGGTTGTCGTCGCGCTGGGCGGCCACGGCCACGCCCACAGGGCGGTGCCCCCTCCACCACTCGATCCCCGTGGTCTCGAGGTCATACCCCAGGCGCCGGGCGCTGGCCAGGTTGGGCAGGGCGTCAGGGGCCCAGCCCGGTGGAGGCTCGGTGGCCTGTGGCACGGGCGCCTGCACCTGGGCCCTCGGCCTGCTGGCCTGGGGCTCTATGGGCACCTGGGGTGCAGCCACCAAGCCCTGCACCTTGTCGAGGAGCCGCTGCTGGGCCAGGCCCATGGTCATTCGGGGTACACAAAGGCGCGCCGGCTCATCGGCAGCACCGTATTGTCTTGGGCCTGGAAGGCCGCGCGGTGTTCCACACCGGTGCTACCGCACACGGTGCAGCCCAGCTTTGCGGCGCCCTTGCATTTGCTGCACTTGCCGTCGAAGGCGGGCACCTCTCGCACCGTGCCCCCGCGGTAGTACGCGGCAGCGGGGGTCACCCGCACCACCGTGCACACCGGGCCACCGGGCTGGAGGCGGAAGCGTTGCCCCGCCACCAGCACCCCGGGCTCGGGCTTGGGTGGCCGCTTGGCCACCACCAGGGGCTTGCCCGCCTTGTCGCGCTCGAGCACTTTGTCCGTCACGCTGCCTCCTTCAGTTGTGCCAACACGGCGTCCACCGTGGCGCGCAGGTCTGCGGGGTACACCACGCTGAAGCCCATCTGGATGGCCTGCACCACGCTGAGCGCCTGCACGGCCTGGGAGCCGGTCAACCCGTGTGCCACGGCCTGGTTCACTACCGCCTCGAGCTCCTTCACAGCTCCTCCTCCTGGGCCGCAATCTCCGCCCACGCCTGGTTCATGTACTGGGCCATGGTGTTGGCCGCGCGCCGCGTAGGGCCGCGGGCCACCACCATCAGCTTGTCCAGGCCGCTGGCCGCCAGTATGCGCTGGGCCTCGGTGTACACCGCCACCCGGGCGGCCGCTTCCATGGCCTGGTCTGCCCACTCGAAGGCGTAGGCTGGGGCGTTGGCAAACTTGGTGCCCCACGCCTCTACCAGCCCCTGGGCGTAGGCCCGCGTGCCCTCGAGGTGGCGGGTCATATTCGTGGCCCGCTTGGCCTGCACCTGTTCGGGGGTGGGGTCGGGCAGCACTGCGAGGATGTAGGTGTTGGGCTTCACGCGGTAGGGTCCCGGGGCCCCGTGCTGCTGCGCACGCCGGGGGCCCAGCTTGGTCTGTTCGGGCCCACCCACTTGGTACACAAAGGGGGCCCCCGTGGGCAGTTCCGCAAACCTCATTCCCTTGGTCATTTGGTCTCCTTTGCCTGGGTCATGCCTTACCCATATGCAGGGTGTGTGCCAGGGCCCTGCTCCGCTGTTTGCTGGGGGTTCAGCAAACAGCGGGAGCTTGTGATGTTGCAAAACCGCGCTCCGTGGAGCCAATAAGTGGCAACGTGTTGACCCTACAGGCCCAGCACCTCGCCACTTTTTGCCAGGTCCGCCCGGGAGAAAAAGCATGGTGAGCCCAGGTCGGCCTCGATCCAGTTACACAGCTCCAATCCCAGCCTGACCAGGGCACGGCCCTCCCCTTCCACCACCCGGGTGCGCGCACGTGCCACATCCAGGGCCCTGGCCAGGCTGACGTTGGCCCCTTGGGCCAGGCGCAGCATGAGTGCCTTGTGTTCCAGGTCCTTGGTGTTGGCCACCAACCGGGTGGCCGCCTCGTCGAGGTCCCCTTGCAGGAGGGACACGTGGGTGTTCAGTTCGCTGATCCGCAGGCCCGCGTGCGTGAGGCCTTCGCGAAACGCATCACGTTCGCGCACGACCTTCGCGATCTCCTCCTGGGCCTCGTCGTACCGGGCCTTCCAGAAGTCGCTCCGCCCCAGTTCGCGGCTCATAGGGCCACCAGGCCCACCGTGCTGCACCCACCCCGCGCTCGCAGGGCCGCACGCAGGCGCCGCTGTGCCGGCGCGCAGGTGGGGCCCTTCTGGTACTCGGTGGCCTGGTATCCGCTTGCCCAGCGCGCCAAAGCGCGCCGGGCCCGCCGCACTGCCGCGGTGTCGCGACCGGGACCCTTCAGCTTGATCAGGTCCGCGGCCTTGGCCGCCAACACCTTGGCGCCCCGCAGCACCTGCGCCATCGCGCTGCGGAACCCACCCAGCAACCTGTACGCCTGCCTATCGGCCATCTTTCTTCTCCTTGTAAAACCAGTGCTTCCCTACGAGTATTCGTTTTGCTTCCTCCGGTGCCCACGGTGGGTCAGCCGTGCCCACCCTGTGGAAGTGGGTGGCGCCGCCTGTAGGGTCTGGGAGCGCACCCCGCAGCACCTGCCGCGCGGTCCGCTCCAGGGCCTGAAGTTGGGCCGCGTCCAGGGGGTTGTCCAACCACGCCTTGGCCTGTACGGTCCAGATGCCCTGATACTGCCCAGGGCGGGTCACCTCCTCGAAGATGCTGGTGCGGTACTCCCGGGCCCGGTTCAGCACCGTCCACATTACCGCAGCCCCCGCGCTGGGGTCTTCGCTTTTGGCCACACGGGCCAACAGCGGGGCCTCGAGTACGCTGGCCAGTAGCACCACAGCAGCGGGCATCAGCACGCCTGTTTCCTATGCACAACCGGTGCCAGGTCATCTTCGAAGTCCTTGGGTAACAGTCCGTCAGGACGCAGGCCGCTGGGGCGCATGACCCGGTAGTACCGCAGGCGTGCGTGCGCCCCCAGGGGCAAGTGCTCGCGCCACCGGCCAACCTCGTGCAAGCGCGCCTCGTGTTCGGCGCGCAGCAACCGGGCCAGGTGCCTGCGCTTGGCTTCCCCGCGTGTACTGGCCGCCGCACCTGCGGCCAGTACTATCCGTCGAATGAAGCACCGCAGCCAATGCCCCATCCGGTACCGGATCACAGCCCAGGCCCGCACTACAGCACCACCTTACGGATGGCCGCCAGCTTGGCCCCCAGCTCGCGGGTGGCCTCCCTGCTGTTCTCGAGGTCCTTGTATTGCGTGCGGTTTGCTTGGCGCAACACCGCCCCGTCCGCCTGGGCCCGCTTCGCATCACTTTCCGCCTCGTCCAAGCCTGCGCGCAGGGCGTCTCGTTCCTGCCTCATCACTGCCAGGTCGCTGCGGGCAAAAGCCAACGATGTGCGCAGCCCGTCCTCCTCCCACGACACCACCTTGGGCACCACCTTCTTGCGCATGGGGCACGGCGCCGTAGCCCCGGTGGCCCAGCACCACCCCTTATCGGTGTGCAGTCCCTCGTGGCCGTTGGGCCTGTCACAGCTCAGGCTGATGTGCTTGAATGACACATGGTCGGCCAGGTGTTCCCCGCACACGGCCACGGGGTATTCGAGGCCCTCTGCCCCCTGGTGCCACCATTTGTTTCCGCTTGCATGCCGCCCCGCGTGGCCCTCCACCCGGTCACAGTATGCTTTGTTGCCCTGGCCATCCGCCCTCCAATGGCCACACCCGGAGCGCACGTTCACCACGATCGTCGTGGAGCCAATTTCCGCCATCACTGCACCCCCACTCGGCAAAACGCCAACAGCCGCTCATGCAAAACCTGTACCGCCTCGGTGGGCAGGCGCCCTGTGACCCCGTTCTGGAATGCCACCGCACACCACCCATCAGCCCCTAGGGCTACCACGCACCCAAAGCCCCACTGACTGATGAAGGCCGTGCCCACCTTGACCAACAGCCTAACGGGCACGGGGCTTGCCCATGGTGCTGCCCCAGATGATGCGCCACACGTACCGGGGCCTGGGGTACCAGACGGCTGGGCGTGGGCCAATGCCCATCCGCCCGATTGGCACCCAGCCCGCGAAGGTGGGGCAGCGCAGCACGTGCAGGAGGATGCATGCCGCAATGCCCAGCGACCACGGGTGCTGCTGCACAACGAGGTTCAGCTTGCGCCCCTTCTTTCGGCGCTTGTTCCATTTCATCATCGCGTTCCCTCCAGCAAGCGGGCCACCTTTTCGACGAATGCGGCCCAGGGGAAGTTGGGCCCTGGATCCCAATGGTTGCCGTGGCCCGGGAACGCCGCACTGGCTTGTGCGTGGGTCAGAAGGCCTCTACCTTTCTGATTTTGAAGCACCCACTGCCATCCGGTGTTTTGCGAAATGGCCATCCCGGTTGCAGGTATCTGCCACTTGAGGCATATTGCTGCCACCAGGTCAGCGGTGCGGGCGATGATGGCCAGGCTGTCGGGGTCTGCCCACTGTGCCACGGTCTGTTCGGCCAGGCCGCACATCTCCACCCCGATGCCGCGGGCATTGCACCCGTAGGCGTGCCATGCCACGGCCACGTCGGGCACGCACTGCACCACCTCACCAGGGTCGACCACATAGTGGGCGCTGGCGTGGCATCGGTCGTCTTGGAACCAGTCCGCGACGTTGCGGGCGCTGCCGCGGTATTCCTTTCCCTCGGTGCTGTGCAGCACCACCAGGTCCACAGTACGGCGGGGTGGGTTCGGTGTCTGGTTCTCGCTTTCGATCAGGGGCACCTTGGCCAGGTCGATCACAGGTCGCCTGCCCTGCGCAATTGTGTGGCCGCGTATTCCAAGGCCGTGCGCAGCGGGTCGAACCGAGCCTGTTCCACCCCGTATCGACTCATGTGATACCTGCTGGCCTTGGTGGGCCCCTGTAGGGTCACGGCCACGTCGCCGTTCGTGTCCACCTGCACCCCCAAGGTCTTGACCCCGGGCATAGTGCGCAGGTAGGCTTGCAGGCCCCGCACCAACGGCAGCCCTTCGGCCGGGCCCTCTCGCGGGCCACCCTCGCGGCGGTCCCACACGTACACAGGGAAGTCCGGTGCCCCTGTGCTTACCCTTTTCCACACGTCCACCACGGGCGGGCAATACACCGGGATGGCCATGTTTATGGAGAACCAATCCTCGTTGGCCACAGGCGTGAGCAACTGCCCTGGGGTCTGGTTCACTTCCAGCACCTGTGCCTGGGCGCCGTTCGGGTACACCAGCAAAGCTCGCATCATTCCTCCTTGCCACCCATCGGGGTGGTGGTGCTTACGGGTATGCCAGCCACCATGGGCCTGCCCTTGGTAAAGACTAGCATGTTCTGATGGTTCTTGCCCAGCTTGCGGTTGGTCTCGAATTTGGCGCTGGTGCGCATGGCCAGGGTGCCCACGGGGGTCATGTAGGTCACCTCGTTCCAGTATTGCAGCCCAGCCAGGGTGAAGGCCGCCACGGTGTCGGGCACGAATTCCCGGTAGGCCCCCGTGCGCTTGTCGCGGAACTCACCCACCACCCAGGCCGCCATGCCGCCCACCCGCAGCTTGCCCACGGCCTTCTTGATGATGGCCGCGTACACCTCCAGGAACTGTTCGTGGGGCATGGTGCTCAAGTCGGCGCCGTCTTCGCTGTACACCTCCAGGTCGCCATAGGGTGGGCAACTGAACAGCAGGTCCGCCTCGGGGGCCTGGTCCAGCACCACCAGGGCATCGCCCGTGACCCACACCGGTGTGGGTAGCCCAGGGGTGCATAGTTCGGCGGCCTGCTCCCGGTTTGCCTGCACCTGTTCCTCGCGCAGGTCACACCCCCAGTACGGCAGGCCCAGGAAGCTGGCCACGATGCCGCGCACGCTGCCCCCGGCAAACGGGTCCACCACCTGGCCACCCGTGGGGCAGAACCACCTGTACGCCACCTCGGCCAGGCAGGGGTCGAACACCGACACGGTGGCCTCGGACTTCTGCATGTACCCCGGCACGCTGTAGGTTTTGACATCTTCGCGGCTGACCTCGGACTTGATGCCCATGCCCAGCCAGTGAGCCTTTCGGCTCAGCCACGTGTCGCTGTCGCCACGCAGCACTGTGAAGGGAGGGAATATGAACCGACTGCCCAGGGGGCCCGCAGCCCGGGCCCCCTCCGTTGTGTTTCCAAACAGGTCGAGTTCGTTCATGCGTGTAGGTTCCGCAGCGGGTGCAGCAGCGCGTCCAGGGCCGCACCGTCACGCAGCCCGCGGGCGTACGCCATGGCCTGCGTCTCGTACACCCTGCGCAGGGCCTGCACCCCCGCCTGCACCAGCGTGGCGGGGTCCTTGCCCATCTGGTCGTACAGGTTGGGGTTACTGCACGCGGCCCAGGCCGTGCGGATGGTGTTGCGCTCCTTGGCCGGCAGCCGCGGGAAGTTGGCCGCCATGCGCAGGGCGGCCCGGTACTCTCCCTCCACCATGTACCTGCGGAGCACGTCGATCTTCTTCACGGGGGGCTTCACAGCGCCCCACTTCGCCACGGGGCCGCGTTGCCCTTCTTCTCCGACACGGGCAGCTCGCCGAAGCGTTTGCGGCTCGCCTTGCGCGCCTTCGCACGCTTTGCCGCTGCCCTGGTGCCAAATTGCCGGCGCATCTTCTTGCCTGTCTGTGTCACGGCCTCACCTCCAGTGCGTACTGTTGCAAACGCTGTGCCGGTGTGCGGGGGTCGGTGTCGAAGAAGTCGGGGCCAAGGCCCTGTTGTCCGCTGGCCAGCCACGCCCAGTACCGATCCCAGTCCACCGCGGCGGCCTGCCGGGCGGCCTCCCAAGGGTGGTTCCAGGGGTCCAGCACCTGCGCCAATGGGTCCACCTGTTCCACCCCGGGCCTGTGCGCGGGCACCACCTGCACCAGCGCGCCGGTGCGGGCCAGGTCGTCGAGGTGCTGCCCGAAGTGTTCGTTGGTGCGTTCCATCGTACGGGCGGTGTCATCGATGCTCATCGGTCACCTCACCAGCAAAATAACGTCATTGTACACCCTGGGGCCAGGTTTGCAACTGGCCCCCGCGGGGCCGCGCTCGGCGCCTTGCAGCCCGCCCCCGCAAAACCACACCCTCCCGGTCCACTGCATGCCCTCGGGCAGCAGGTACCGGCGCGCTGCCGGTGCCTCCCACCCCACGTTATCGTCGCAGTCGGGCTCCCACGTGGCCCTGCTGGCCGGCTCAGCCGTGTCGCCCGGGCGGCCTGCCCACACCTCCCAGATGATGGCTGGGCATTCCAGCCCCTTGGGAGGTGGCTCAGTGCACCGTGCCCCCAGCACCACCGGGCGGGCGTTGTCGTGGCGGGCCTCGGTAGCGCGCCACGCGGTGCAGGCGGGCTTTGGGGTGGCCAACAGCAGGGCCAGCAGGAGGGTGGTCATCTGCGTTCGAGTTCCACGAGGTACTCGCTGCCCGCCAGCCACCACAGCACCAACACCACCACGGGCCACAGGGCCATCACCACCAACCGCACCCGAAGGGGCAGCAGCGGCGGGGCCACCTTGCCCAGCAGTTCCAGGGCCAAAGCGGCCAGCAGTATGCCCACGGTATACAGCACCACAGCCAGGATCGTCATTCTTCCTCCTTGCGCCTGAAGGTAGCGCAGCAATCGTCACAGGTAGCGTGGAAGCGGTCTGCGTCGCGCGCCACCCGCACTTTTACGGGGGGTTCGCACTGGCACTTGTACAGCCGCAGCCTGCCGGTCTTCTTGGTGCCCCGCGGGGCCTGGGTCAGCACCGCATGCGGGTACGGGCCCAGGGCCTCAGCGATGGCCTGGAGGTCGTTCACCAGGCCGTCGTCCGGGGTGGTGGCCGTCCACGGTTTGAGCAGCCCCGCGGCCTTGGCGGCCTTCACAAAGGCCCCCTTATGCCCCACGGGCCGCTTGCCCTCTCCCAGGTTGGGCTCCACGGCAGCGTGCACCAGCTCGTGCAGGAGGGTGGCCAGCACCTGAACCACCTCCTTCATTTCCGGGGTCAGGAATATGTGCGGGGCACCGTCCTCGCTGCGGGCCCCGTTCCAGCACTCGCCCAGCACCTTGCGGCCCTTGCCGGGCTTGCTCTTGGGCCACCCCACGCTCAGGTAGCACTGGGGCGCTGTCACGTGAGCACGCTGCACCAGCAGCGCGCTCAAGGGCCCCGCGGCTTTGGCCAACCATTCCTCGCGGGTCACTTGGCCAGCACCTGATGGCAGGGGTGCGGGCAGTACGCCCAGCGGTTCAGCACCTGCACCCAGTACCGGCGCCCGTCCGGGGTGGGGCTGTTGCCGCACGTGGGGCATTTGGGGCAGCTCTTCACCTCGTACACCTTGGAGTCGGTGTTGTACTTTGCACGCTCCGCGGGGGCAAGCCCCTTCACCATTTGGGCGTGGGCGTCTGCGTAGGTAGGGAGCGGGTAAAGTGCCTTGGTCTTCATGCCTCACCCATATGCAGGCCGCGTGCCATGTGGCCTATTTCAGATGCCTCCCCGCACTGTGTGGTTGGTTGGGTTGCTCCTGCCTTAAGTGCAGCAATGGGCCGCTGTACGCTGCCGACCTTGTCGCGGAGGGAGGCCAGCTCCCGCTCGGCAGTCTCGGCGCGCTCCTTGCGAGCGACCGATGCCTCCTCGACAATCCGGTATAGCTCACGACGCCGCACGATCTCGGCCTCATCCCCTGCACGCCCCTCGGATGTTGCAGGATCGCGCTCCGCTGCGCCACGTTTTGGCAAACGCTTGACCCGTTTGCCCTTACGTCGCGCCACTTTTTGCTGCTCGTCCAGCATGCGCTGGCACGTGGCCCAGGCATCTTCCAGGGTGCGCGGTGCCCACAGGGCTGCCACCAGGCGTTTCGCGAAGGCACTGGTGCGAGGCTTCATTCCAGCCGCCGCAAGCCAAACTGCACGTCCAGCGGGCCCAGCAGCAGGTCCACCACAGCGGTGTCGCCTTCCCACAGAAAGACCCGCACACCAAAGCCCACAGGTGGATGTCCTGTGTCCAGCCTCCACACCAGTCTGGCGGTCAGAAATAGCCACCCCAAGTGGCCAACGAACAGCCACCCATGCCTGACTCTCACCACGGCTCCACGCTGTGGTCTTGCAGCCACTCGGCCAAGCGCACCACACCGAAGATGCCCAAAGCCAACAGGGCCACCTGGGGCCACAGCATCACCACCACACCCGCAACGGCGCCAGCCGCGCACCCGCCGGCCAACAGCAACACCTCCAACGGCAGCTCAGGCTTCATGGCTTCACCTCCTGCAAGGCCGCAACGATGCCAGCCTGCACCTCGTTTTTCGGCATCAGCGTTCGCACCACTCTCACGGTGCCCACGCCTTGCCCGTACACCGTAGACTCGCAACCGTTGGCCCCGCTGGCCAGCACCAGTGCCTCCGCCATGTGGCGGTATGGGGTGGGGCGGAACATGTTGCCCGTAATGGTCAAGGCGTCCCACACACCGTCGGCACCCACCGTTACCTCGGCCTGGTACTTGTGCGCCCGTAGCTTGGCCAGGGCCTGGGCACCCGTGTCGCCAAACACCCGGATTCCGAAGGTGTCCGCGGCAAAGCCTATGCCGCCCAGCACCGTCTTCAGCTTCTTGATCTGCTCGTAGCGCAGCCCGGGGGTGGTGGGCGTCCAGAAGGTTGAAAGGCGCCAGTCGTAGTCGGCTCCGATCCACCCCGCTTTCTGGTAGTCGGTGGCCACATCGGTTCCGGGGTAAAGCTTCAGGTTGTTCGGCCTGGCTGCCAGCCCCAGCTTCCCAAAGTGCACCAGGTCCCGGCACACCGAGGCCACCGTGTCCCGCGGAAAGCCTACAATGTAAAACGCCTTCACCACCACCCCAGCCGCGTCGCACTCCACCAGCGCCCTGGCCATTTGCTCCGGGGTGTATGGCTTCTTGGAGTCCCGTGCCTGGGCAGCGTTCACGGTCTCCATGCCGATGGCCACGTTGTCGAAGCCTGCCGCCACGATGTCACGCACGATGCCGGGCTCGGCCGCCATGCGCACCTCCAGGCCCTCCTCCATGTAGAACCGGCACTTCTTGAAGCCCGGTACGGTGGCCCGCAGGTCATCCAGTATGGCCAGCAGCTCCGCCGTGGCTGCCCGTGATATGAACAGGTTGTCGTCCAGGAAGGAGAAGTACCGCACCCCCAGCTTGAACAGGTGCAGTATCTCGGCCTTGGCCCGTTCGGCGTGCAGGCGCCTGTGCTTGCGCGACATCATGGTCCACACTGCGCAGAAGGTGCAGTTCCACGGGCAGCCCCTGGAGATGCACAGCACCCCCCGCTTGCGCCCGTTGAAGGCGGGGTACTCGGTGGGCGGGGCCAGGTCCCAGGCGGGCAGCGGCAGGGTGTTCAAGTCCTGTACCGCAACGCCCACCATGTCCAGGCTCTTGCCAGCCAGGGCCGCCTCAAAGGCAGCCACCACCACGCCCTCGCCCTCGCCCTTGACGATGATGTTGGGCTGGAAGCGCCTGCGGGCCTCCTCCGGTGCCGTGCTGGCAAACGGGCCTCCCACCACCAGGGGCTTTCCCGCTGCGCGTACCTCAGCAGCGATCAGTTCTGAGGTTTCCCACAGGTTGCACTGCCCTGCGCACAGGCCCACCACGTCGAAGCGGGGCAGGTTGGTGCGCAGCCACTCCTGCACCTGGGGCATGGGCATCCCGTAATGGATGTACGGAGGCGCCCCCTTGCCCGCAAACGTGGGCGGGGCTGGCGTGGTGCTCTTGCCCGCCGGCAGGAGGAAGTCCTTGATCTCGATTCCCCAGTCGGGCCGCTGCTGCCGCACCACCGCAGCCAACTGGGTGGCAGCCAGTGGCATGGGGTACAACTGCGCCACCAGGGCGTCGGTGGTGCGGTACGGCGGTATCACAAACAGGATTCGCATCAAGCCTCCAGTCGGTCCAGCACGCTGCGGCTCAGGCCGATCATCCAAAACACGTCGCCCGGCAGCAGGTATTCCTTGCACTTGCCTTCGTACACCGGGTCCAGCACTACGTCGTCGATCATGGCGTCAACGTGCCGCTCGTAGGGGTGCACGCTTTGCACCAGGGTGGCCCGCTGCTCCCAGCCCTTGGGCGCAAACTGGGCCAGGCGCTTGAGGGGCGAGGCACGCACCACCACGCCCAGCACCGGCAACGTGCTACGGCCCACGCGGTCCAGGCCGTGCAATATGCCCGAGATCGACAGGCCGCTGCCCACGGACACCACCAGCCGGGTGGCTTCCTCGGGCAGGTTGGCCACCTGGCCAGCGGTCTGTTCCACCGCGGTGGTGCTTTGCATGCCGAAGGGTATCTCGGTCCAGCCCCGGGCCAGGGCGTCCTCGCGTGCTCGAGCGCTCAGGACGCTGGTGTACCCCGCGCGCCACGGCACCATTTCGGCACCCGCGGCTTTGGCCGCCTCCATCTCTGGGGTCGTGGGCCCTTGCGGTATGTGCACCCGGCACGGGATGCCCAGGCCGCGGGCGATGTTGGCCACGTATGCAGCCATCGGAGAGGCCCTGTGGCTGCTGGTGGCCAGGCCCTTGGCTCCCTGGGCCAAGGCGTAACAGGTACGCACCTTGCCTCCGCGCACGCCCGACACCTCGAAAAGGTCGTCGCGCTTCAGCCAGATGTCGCCGTGCCGCTCTACGGGGGTCAGGTCGTTCACTGGGCCTCCTTTGTATGCTTGCGCCCATGCTTGAAGTCCTCCAGGCACTGGGGGCTGGGGCATATGCCGTGGCTGAGGGCGCCGTCCTGTTCGGGCTCGCATGGCTTGGTGCCGTACTCCACACCGCACACGCAGCACACGCTGTGCATCGTGCCGGTCCAGGTCGTTGGGGTATCCATGGCCTTTACCTATGCACAGCGCGTGCCTGGGTGCTTATGAGAATATGTTCACCGCCAGGAGAGGCTGGGCCTGTTGCTGGTGGGTCGCCACCCAGTGAGCTTCGAGTTCCGCTCGCGTCGGCCTCCGCAGTTCTCCTTTCAGGCAGAAGCGGTTCAAGAAGGCCGAAAGTGTCACCACGTGCGGGGCGCCGTCGCTGTAGTGGTAGTGCACAAACAGTTCCCCAGGCCCCAAAGGCCCCACGGCCACAACAGTGACCGCTGCACCACGCTGTTGGTTCTGCTTGCAGTTGCCGCAGCTTCGGATGAGCAACCACGTGGCCCCCGCCACCGGGGTGGGTCTGGGCCCCAAAAAGATGCTCGCCCTGTTACGGATTCTCTTTCTCATCACGCCTCCTTTGTTACGGGTCCTCGCGGGGTGCTCATGCTCGTTCCAGTTCCTTCACCAGCTCGCCCAGGGTGGTGTGCACCGAGGCCATACCACCGCCCTCGGTCACCACGCGCAAGCTGCACCGGGTGAAGGGCCACTCGCGCTCCGCGCGGAAAGCGTTGGCCACGTCGGACACAGTGGCGCGCTCGCTGCCCAGGTACCACTCCACCGAAGAAGTGCACATGGCGTCGGCCACCAGGGCACGCAGCCGCGTGGCGCGGCACAGTCGCTCCTCGGAGGCCTGGTCCTCGAGCAGGGCCATTTCCACTTTGTGCTTCAGCTTGCCGATGATGCTCACGCGGCCTCCTTTTGCCAGGTGTACGCCAGCACCAACTGGGTGGCTGGGCGCTTGGCCAGGCAGGGCCTGCACTCGAAGAGGTCCTGCTCGCTGGTGCGCAGGTCCACCAGGCGGGCCGCTGCGGGCTGGCCGCAGGTGCAGTGCTGCCCCGTTACCGGGAGTATGTAGTACATCACTTGTTCCAATCTCCCGCGCGGTTGGCGCTGCCACGTCCGGCGGTGCGAAGGCGGTCTTTGTAGTGGGCAACCGAGGCGCGGTAGGCCCAGGTCACTGTGTGGTGCGCATTGCCCTCGAGCAGGGCCCGGTTAATGTCGGTGGTGATGCTGCTGGCCCAGGTGCAGTTCGGGCATGCCGTGCGCATCAGCTCGGCCGTCACCATCTCCAGTACCGGCTCGTGGTTGGTTGGGGTCTTCATGCCGGTACCATATGCATGGTGCGTGCCAGTTGTTCCGGCCAGGCCCCCTCCTCATCGAACCAAGGGGTTACGGGGATTGAGGCCGTTGGCTGCTCCTCCCCGACGTTGCAACTTTGCGGCAGGCTGTGCCAATCTTTGGCAACCCCCTGTGTCGTAGGGGTTTGCCATGCGCCGATTTTTGCTGCGACCCTGCCCCTTGCCCCGTGGCCGTCCTTGCGCCCACCCCAGGCCAGGGGCAGGCAGCGCACGGCGGCCTGGTCGGCCACGCTGACCACGTCCCACCCGCGGGCCTGGGGCCACCCCTGGTCCAGTGCCCTGTGGCACGTACGGCACAGCAGGGCGTACCGGTCGGGGTACTGTCGGATGTCCCGCTCGCGCTCCTTGGCCCCACGGCCCCGACCGCTCTTCACGGCGGTTGGCCCGGTGTGCGCGAACTCGAGATGGTCGGAACGGGTGCAGCCCAGGCGGCAACACCTGCCGCCCAGGCCGCTGCGCAGCCAGGCCAACCACTGCACGGCCTTGGCGCTTTTGCCCGTCTCAGGCATCGGGGCGCAGGCCCCCGAAGCGCTCGCTGCGCACCTTGGGGTGCAGGCCCGGGCGTGGGTTCTCCTTGGGCGCCTGCCACCCGCACCACCCGCAATGGGTGTTGTCCTTCCACTGAGACGTGATCCCCACGCGAGACCGATACCCGCAGTTGGGGCAGCGCATCTACTTGGCCGCTGCCGTGAGGCACACGCCCGCGCGTCCGGGGGCCTCGGGGTCGTTGCACCGCACGTGCCAGCACTTGGGCAGCGCCTTTCCGTCCTTGGCCTGGGCCTTGCGCCACTTCCGCACCCGTGCGCGCTCGGTGTTGGCCAGGTCGCGCCACAGGCCCCGCTGCCGCTTGGCCGCCTTGGCCCGCTTGTCCGCGCTGGCCTTCCGCTTCGCCTTCTGTTCCTCGGTCATCACACCCTCCCGGGGGCGTCCGCCCCACATCCTAAAGTGTACTCCAGTCCGCACCACGGTGCAAGTCCATCATTCCCACCCGTAGGGCGTGCGCTTGAGGCCCAGGCTGCGCAGCGCGTCATACCGTGCCCGCGCGCGCAGGTTTTTGAGCCTCCTGCGCCGTACGGCAGGAGGCTCTTGGGCCTTCGGGCAC